CTAACCATGCGCCTTGCGGGCCCAGTCACGGTTGCTGGGGCGGTGGTGGCCGTAGCACTCTTCGAGCGTCTTCACCGTCATGCCGGTGAAGCCGGAGGCCTCCCATAGCTTGGCATCGCGCTGCATCAACCAGGTCGCGCAGGTGTGCCGCATCCAGTGCGGGGTGACGTCTTGAGAAAGTCCCGCGTCGCGAACGACGCCCTCGAAGCCTGTCCGGATGCGGCCGGCGATCGGCCGCGCGCCATGGTGCATGACGCTGACGATCTGGGGCGCGGCCAGCGGATCGCCTCCGGCCTTAAGGTGGGCTTCGCGCAGCTCGGCCGAGGCGGCGAGATCAAGATCGCGCCAGCGCCGAAGATGCGCCAGTAGGCGGTTCGGGACGACCACCAGGGGGCGCCGCTTTGTTCGGTGGTCTCGCTCGAGCCGGCCGCGACGGTAGATGACGCCGTCGTCGATATCGACCCAGGCCTGCTTTGCGGATTCGCTCCAGAGGAGCTTCGGGATCACGCCAGGGCGCGTCCCTGTGTAGAGGCCTATCAGGATGAAACGCTTGATGTGCGCCCGGTTCAATCGGGCGGAGAGGCCCCGGCGTTTCCACTTGCCTTCTGCGTTTCGGTACCAGCCCATGGCGGCCAGCAAGAGCCGGGCGGCCTCGGATCGGGTCAGCGCGTCGCGGCGGGTTTCCGCCTTTTGCGGAAGCACCACCTTGGGGCGGCGGGTCAGGGGGTGTTCGTCGTGCCAGTAGCCGATCGCTGCGGACAGATCCTCGAGCTCGCGGCGCGCGCCCTGGTCCGTGACGCGCCGGGCGGTCTTGGGATCCTTCGCCATCTTGATCGGCTGCAGAATCCGATGCGCCACATACTGCTCGCACGTCGACCGCCGGACGTCCGCGACGGTCGATTCTCCCCAGAACTCGAGAAGCGCGGAAAGGCGGGCGCGGACAGCCTTTGGATCCGGAGCCTTGGCCGCCTTGCCGTCGGCGTAGAGGCTCAGGACGTCCGCGATGAGAACGTCGGTCGGATCAGTTGGGCCGTTGGTTCCGGTTGCCGGCGCCGGGGTCCATTTGGCCTGGATGTATTCGGCGAGCCGGAGCCCAGCCTCTGCAACTTCGCCTGGGCCGCAGCCAGTGCCAACTTCCTTCGCTCCGTCTCGGATAACCCAGACGGAGGCCTGTCGCTTTTCGGGGCGGGCCTTCCGGAGGAAGAGTCGGGGGCCTTTGGAAGGGCGGGGCATTGGCGAGGCTCGAACAGCGCCCGGATTCGGGCGGGCGTCACATAAAGGCGGCCGGCGACCTCGGCCGTCAACAGGCGGCCCTTGCGGATCTCTGTGCGCAGGCTCGAAACCGTGAGCGGCCCGCTGGGCCAGAAGACGGCCACGGCCTCGGCCAGGGTCATGTCTTCATCCGGGCCCCAGTCAGACGGGGAGGGGCGCAGTCGCACGCGGAGAAGGGCGTCGCGGGCCATGGCTAGTGTCGAGCGCCTTTCGCGGAGATGAGGGCGGCGGCCTGGGCGACGACCGCCATCTGTTTGTCGAGCGGCATGGCGTCCAGTTCGTCCGCCGCCTCGCGCAATGCACCGGCGATCCAGTCCAGATCCGCATGTTGGGCTTCCGGCTGATCAAAGGACTTCCCCATCCGTCGGGCCTTGGCCGGCGACATGAGGATCAGATGGCCAGCGCCCTTCATCCCCACGCGCAGGCCAACACCCTGGACCGGGATCAGGCCCAGGGTGATCGAGGCGTCGTTGAGCGGCACGCCCAGGAGGCCCTGGTGTTTCTCGGGCATGGTCACGGCGTCGTCTCCTCTCCGGCCGGGATCAAGCGGATGCTTGAGGGGTGAAAGATCAGGGCGTGCTTGATGCCGGCGAAGACGACATGGACGTGCGACGTGGTGAGCTTTCCGGGGTGAACGACCCGGCCACGCTTGCCGGTCCAGTCGCCCTCATTCACCAGCTCGACCTCGGCGCCGATGCGCGGATCCACGCCATAAGCGCGACGCACATAGTCGTAGCCGTCGTTGGCGCAGCTCTGGACGCGACGGGCGCGGACGAAACGCAGGAAGTCCCTGAAGCTGATCGTCCAGACCTCGCTGTAGTCCTGGAAGGTCTGGTACACGGCCTTCGCCCTGGTCGGGGCGGAGAGCGTGGACGTCGCGCTGTAGCCGCCGTCCGAGACGGTGATCTCATAGAGGTTCCAGGGGGCAGGCGTCGCCGTCGAAAGAGGGGACGTCATTGGATCGTCTCCCCGGGGTTCTCGAGGCGGGTGGCGCGCTCCTGTTCGAGCACATGAGCCAGCGCCTGGTGGACGCCCTCATCCATCTCGGCGCCCGTCGTGAAGCTGGCCCAACGGCCGGCCGCACGAAGCAGGCCGATCAGGACGCCGAGTATCTCGTCTTCACCGACCCGTTCGCCGTCCGAGACGGATCGAACGGCCTTGATCGCGGCTTCCAGGGCAGCGGTCGCGACTTCGGTTGCGATGTCCGCCTGTTTGTCGAGGTTCGGCGTTCTCATTCCCCGCCCTCCTCGGGTTCGTCCTGGTCGACGGCGGTCCCCAGTATCTCGTTGCGGACTGCGAGCCCCTCCGCATTGTTGAAGTAGAGGCCGGAGAACGAGCCTCCGGGGCCCTCCACGTCGCCGAGTTCACGGCGTTCCAGGGATCGGGCCACGGCGTAGTCGGCGCCGCTCTGCAGCTCGACGCCGGCGCCGACTGTTCGATCACGATCTGACGGTTCGGAGGCCGCGATCATCGTCCGTTGCCGGTCGGTCAGCGGTTTAAGCATCGGCGCCCGCCTCCCCTCGTGCTGATGCAGAGAGGGCTCCGGCGTTGTCTGCGATCATCATTGCGAAGTTGGCGACGTCGGCAGCCTCAGAGCCGATACGCGCTGTTGCATCGGCGTCCGGGTTGAAGCGCTTCGGCGTGTGGATGTTCGCGCAGAACCAGCCTTTATGAGGCCGGAATCTGACGATTACAGCAGGAGCTGAAGGCCCTGCCTTGGCGTAGGCGTCCGGATCCCAATCCCGCCAGACGCGATCTCCTGCGTTCTCGATCTCCTGCGTCAGTTCCGACGTCTCCTCGCGGAGGCGCTTCAACAGGGCTTCCGGCGCGTCGTCGGACCAACCGCCTTTCCAATCGTTTTCACGGAGCTGCCGCTCCATGAGCAGCGCGAACGTCATGACCTCGGGGCGCAGATCGGCAACGGTAAGGGCGTCCGCCCGGCCTTCTTCGGCCTCCATGTCGGCGAGCATGGATGTCGCCATGGCATCGTAGTCGGTGGTGTCCCACTTCACGCCGAGGCCGCCGCACTCTGAGCACCCTCCCCCGGGCTGACAGCCGAAGGCCGCGCTATAGGGGTAGTCCTGGGTGGAGACGTAGCCGTCGACGCTCTCCTGACAGCCCGAACAGGCCTGCCATACGCCGTCGCCCTCCTCGCGGATCTCCATGACGCGCGAGACCCAGTTCATGGGCGCCGGGGCCGGGGCCTTGGCCGTATGAGAGTGGAAGGGGAGCCAGCCGATAACCGTTCCGCCGGTCGCCTCCAACAGTTGGTCCTGAGACCAATCCCATCCGACAAACTGCCAGCGGTCATCGCCGGTGTTGTCGAAGTTGTTGAACCCAATGGTCCAGCTTTCCTCGCTGTCTTCCAGCGGGGTCCAAGCCTCCTCCCTATTGTCCGCATTGTAGCGAACGTTCAGACGCAGCACTGTCCCGTCGCGAGGGGCGCTCCCCACAGCTAAGGCAATCGGCTGCGCTTCCTCGCAAGCTTGGGGCTGGGGACGGAGGGTTGCTAGTTCAGCCTCGGCAACGACCGCTTGCTTTTGCCAGCGACCAACAGCTTTGGCGTAAAGCGCGATCACCGCATTCAGACGTTCAATCTCCAGACGGGACCATTCCCCCGCCCAATCTTTCAACTCTTGAGGCGCGTCTTCGGCCAGGTCCACGCCGAGGCAGACCGGCGCGCCGAACGGCGCGGATTGCCAGTCGGCGGCCTGGGCCGAGATCTCGATCCAGTTCAGGATCTGGTCAACGGCGTCGACGGCGCGGTCGGACAGGTGTTGTTCGCGCTGTTGCTTGATCCACGCCCTGGCCGCCTCGAAGTCTTGAGTCGGGGGCCGAAGGGCCGTGATCAGAACGGTTCTCGCCGCGTCAGAACGCCCAACATTCGCAGGCTTGGGGAAGGTCCTGTCAGACATCGGCAAGCCTCCAATCGGTGGCGAGGATGGGGGCTTGCGACGTGAATCTGGTCGCGGCGTCGTCTTCGTCAACGATCTGGCCGTCGCCGTTCATGGCGATCCATTCGGACGGGTCCCAGTGAGGCAGGCGGACCTTCTGGCCGGCTCGCATCTGGGCCAGGGCCCACCCGAAGTCTTGGATGGCCGGCCAGCTCAAGGGAGTGACCGTCTCTGCGAGCATGACTTTCCACATTTCCCGCCAGCACGCTTCCGCCTGCTGGACTGGTCTGCTCTGAATGGCTCGCTCACCTGCAGCGCACATAGCCATGCTGGGCTGGTTGGGGGCGATGGCCCAAATGTCGGGCTTCATCATGGTTCGATCCCGGCCTCGATCAGGTCTCCGACCGAGGCGTTGAAGAGTTGAGCGATTTCGCGGATGGGCAGGCCGGCCTGGCGCAGGTGGGCGCACCAGGTCAGGAGGCGGGGGTGACGTTTCTCGATCGAGCGGGGGTCGATCATGGGCGGCCCTCCGACAGGTTCGGGGCCGAGCCGCCGGCGTCGAGCGTGCGCACGCCGTGCGCGGTGGCGATGAAGCCGCGCGGTTGGTCGAGGCGGGCGATCAGGCCCAGGCGGCGCATCGCGGCGAGGGCCTTGTGCACCTTGATCTTCTCGACGTTGCGGGAATGACGGCCGGTCTCGACAGCGCGCAGGATCTCGCCCTGGGTCATGGGCTGGTTCGCCGCGCGCAGGATGCGTTCCCAACGGCCGCCGGGGCGGTAGCCGTCCAGGACGAAGGCGCCGGCGGGGCGGGCCCGGATGCAGGGGTCAGACATCGGCTTCCTCCTCCGGCGGGAGGTCCGGCAGGGTCATGGCGATGTCCGCCAGCAGTTCGTCCAGGCCGTCCTGCATGGGGTCGCCCTCGAAGCCGGCGAGGATCGCCTCGGCGCGGCGGAGCAACCAGACAAGGGTCAGGCCGTCCTCCGGCGTCAGGGGCTTGTGACCGTGAACGGTCACGTAGAGCTCGTCCTTGCCGCCCGGAAAGTTGGCGAAGATTGCGCCCGTGGACATCTCCATGGTGGCGGCCATGGCGCGGATGGTGGCGCCGGCGTAGCCGTCATTCTTGAAGTGGTGACGGGCGGCGGCGAGCACCTTGGCCCGGGTGCGGGCCTTGGCGGCCTGGCGCTGGTTCGGGGCTTTCTCAGGCTCGGCCGCCATGACGGGGACCTGATCGGGGAGGGAGCTGCCGAGCTCCTGAGAGTAGAACTTGTTCTTTTCACGCGCGAACTGTTCCAGCGTTTCTTCCCAATCCGGCCTGGGCTGCAGGTCGTCGGCGGGGCGTTTTGCGGCGGCGTCCATCATGCGGCCCTCCGCTCGCCCGGGCGGCCGGTCTGGTTGGCCCGGATGGCGGCGCGCAGGGCGTCCTGGGTGCGGCCGTCCAGCCAGCAGTGACCGATCAGGCGGTCGCGATCGCCGCCCATGTCCAGGGCGTAGACGGAGACGCCTTCGCGCATGTCCGTGTCGCCGTCGAAAAGCAGATCCTGGACGTCGACCATCTCGATCCCTTGGGATCCGCGCTCGCGCTGGATGTGGCGCGCCAGGGCGTCGATGTCTGGGAAGGCCAGGGGCTTGGCCTGGGGGTCAGCCCTGAGCAGGGCGAAGCGGACTTCGGGCGGCACGGGATAGCTCCTGCGGTTGCGGGGTTTGGGCGCCGGGGCGGCGCGGTCATGGGCGGAGAGAAGGGCCGCGCCCTCGATCCAGGGGCGGGCGGTCATGACCGCGCCGCCTTCAGCTGCCAGCCCATACGCCGCGCGAGATCCTCGCGGGCCTTGGCGTAGTTGGGCGCGACCATGGGGTAGTCGGCGGGGAGCTTCCAACGGGCGCGGTACTGCTCCGGCGAGAGGTTGTAGCGGGTGCGCAGATGGCGCTTCAGCGACTTGAACTTTCGGCCGTCCTCGAGGCAGACGATGAAGTCAGGCGTGATCGACTTGCGGATCGGCACGGCCGGCTCGCCCAGGCTGGGTCGCGGGAGTTCCTCGCCCTGGCCGTCGAAGACCGTGGTGGTTTCCGCCAGGGCGTCTTCGGCCCATTCGCAGGCCTGGGCGATCTCGCGCTTGAAATACTCGGCTTCGTCGCTGTCGATCGCGACCGTGCCGTCTTCGGTTCGGTCGCCGCCCAGGACCGCGAGCAGCGGCTCCAGGCGTTCCATCACCACCTGCAGCGAGGCGCTGAGGCGTTCCAGCCTTTGCTCCGCCAGCTGCTCGCGGGCGGAGGCGGCGAGCGGCTTGATCGTCGTCGCCGGCGGAATGGTCGGCAGGGCGTCGTCGCCCGCGTCATCCTCGGCGCTGCGGACGGCCGAGCCGTAGTTGGCGGCCGGGCGCTGATCGATGCCGGCGGCGTAGCGGGCTTCCTGGGCCCGGGTGGCGTTGCCGTAGTCGACGCCGGCGACGGCGTGGGGGCCGATCTTGGCGTCCAGCCATTTCATCGCGACGGAGCCATGAACCGGGCGGATGATGGCGTAGGCGCGTTTGGCGGCCTCAGCGATCGCCGCATCACGGGAAGAGGCGGGGTTTGTGCAGGCGCCGCTTTCGCTGCCCGACGCGGTCTTGACCTGGGCGTGGAAGATCGGGTCGTCGCCGCACTGGAAGAGGGTGATCGCTATGTCGCCGGTCAAGACCGATCCCGTGCGGAAGGTTTCGATCTGCCGCCAGGGCGCGTCGGTGACGTAGTCGGGAACGGCAGGCGCGGGTTCGGCGGGCTTCGGGGCCTCAGCCGGGCGAGCAAGAAGGCGCTTGCGCTTTGTCGCCGTGTTCAACGCTGAGGTGAAGAAGCCTTCGTCGTCCTCCGGGTGCGGGTCATAACGGTCGACCTCGCGACCGCACCGATCGCGCCAGCGGATCACTGCCGATAAGTTGGGAGGGTTCCCTCCCAAATGTCGCTCGCTCCAATCCTGGGCCTTTTGCGTAGGTCGAACGATGCAGGCGGTGCCGTTGGGCAGCGAAATACCGAGGTAATCGAGGAACCCCTCCGACACGAGATCGCTCAGGCCTTCGCACCTGTAGAGATAACCGTCCGTCAGGACCGACAGCTCATGTCCTTCAGGTGCGAAGGGGCAGAAGGACATCGCCCACATGACCTCGACAAGCGCCAGCTCGGCGAAGGGCGTAAGAGGCTGGACGGCGACGGTCGTCGCATCCGCCGCGTCGAACATCTCGACCTGGTCGGCGTCGGGTTCCGGCGCGACCTTGGACATGACGGCGGCGCCGTATTCCGCGACCTGGTCGGACAGGGTCGGGGTCTTGGGAACGAGGGCATAGGCGCCTCGTTGGAAGGCCTGGTCGCGGAAGTCGTCCCAGGATCCATTGGTCTGATAGGCGGCGATCTGCTCCGGCGTCGCCACGCGAACCAGACGCAGCTTGTCCTGGACGTCCCGGACCCCGCCGCGCGACCCTTCGCGCACGCGGCCTGCACGGCGCGCCAGTTCGGAGGCATTGGTGATGCCGAGGCCGTCCGCCGCCCGCGCCAGCATGAGGGCGTCGTCCCAGGGGCTCATGTCTTCGCGGCCGTTGTTTTCAATGATTGCGATCAAGGCGGCTTCGCCCTCGGTCGCTTCCCGTTCGTCGAAGGGCAGGCCCTCCGCCAGGGCGGCCGGCAAACGGCCTTCGTCCCGAAGCAGGCCCGCGCCGCGCCAGCGCCGCTCGCCGATCAGGATCATGCGATTGCCGTCAGGACGAACAGGCGTCAGGGTCAGGCGCTGCAGGATGTCGCCCGCGTCCTCGATCTGATCGGCCATGTCGGGAATCGTCGCCGGGTTGACCGTGCGGTTCGCCGGGTTCGGAACGCATTTGTCGATGGGCCAGCGAGCGACCTGGGCGCCGTCAGCAGCAACAGACGCCAGGCCCTCGGCCACGTCCTGGCCGGCGACCCATTGGCGGCCCTTGTCCGTCAGGATCCAGCAGGCGCCGTCGTGCTCGATCACCCCGGCCGCGCTCAGCTTGTGCAGGTCGCGCTTGAGGTTGGAGCTGTCGCGTTCGGCCAGTCTAGCCAGGTGGTTGGCGTCGCCCTGGGGGCTGTCGCGCAGGATCCGCAGGACGTCGGTGTAGGTGTGGACGACGGCGGGGAAGTCAGGCTTGCGCATTTCGCGCGGCGTCGGCTGCGCCATTTATCGGCTCCGGACATGGTTGGAGGGAGAGAGAGGCTGTTCGCCCGCATCGACGGCGGCGCCGGCGAAGATCAGGGCCAGAAGGACGACCAGGGCCCCGGCGAGGATCTCGCGCGCGGCGTCGGTCAGCAGGGGGCCGCTGCGGCGTCGGAAGGGGCGCATCAGAAACGACCCAGGACGAAGCCTGCGGCGGCCAGGAATGCGGCGCCGAGGAGGCCGTAGACGACGGCGCCGAGGAAGATCCGGGCCGCGCGCTGCTCGGCGTTGGAAACGGGCTTCCACTCCATGCCGGCCTTGCAGGCCTTCTTCAGGGCGTCTTTCATGAGGCGGACGCCGAGAATGGAGAGCAGGATGAAGACGGCGAGGGTCCAGATCATGCCTGGGCCTCGCCGGCGTCCGTCGCAATCACCGCGAGCTCGCGCCCCTGCCCCGGCCGCCAGCCGTGGTTGATCAGGGAGGAGGCTGCGACGTTGAAGTAGGCGAAGCTGAGCCCGTGGATCCGGGCGACGCGCTGGTCGGCGCGGTCCAGGATGTAGCAGCAGGCGGCGTCGCCGCGACGATCGCGCGCGTTCGGATCGGCCACGGCGAAGAGGGCGCCGGGGCCGCATTCCAGCGCGCGGCATAGGGATTTGACGACGTGGATCGGGCTGGGCCCGTCGGGCCCGTCCGAGATCTCGATCCGTTCGCTGGCGCAGGAGGGCCGCATTTCGATGACGACCATGGGGCCGTTTGGAATGGCGGAGACGGCGGCGCGAAGAGCCTGGGCGTCAGCGGGGACGGGAGCGAAGGCGACGGCGGCCATGGCTTCAGCCCTCTTCTTCCGTGGTGGGGCGGATGCGGTTCGACCAGGCGTTGACCGCGTCCACCTTGGCCTCGGCCTCGTGAACGGCGGTGCGGAAGGCCGAGGCGAAGAGGTTGTATCCGCGCAGCTCCATCTCGAGCTGAACCAGCATGGCCAGGACGGCGCAGGACATGGTCGGCAGGGACCAGGATCGGCCGTTGAGGCGGATGCAGACCCGGCCCTCGATGAAGGGGCCGCTGATCACGGCCGCCGTGGAGAGGTCGAAGGACTTCATCGGGGCGGCGTGCAGGGCGGCGATGATGTCGATCAGTTCGTCGTCGACGCTGACGATCGGCACGACATCGGCGCCGGCGTGGCGGCGGGTCATCACGTCGCGGAAGGCGCGCACGCCGTGCGCCTTCGTCTGGGCCGCGTCCGATTTTGGCGTAGGCGTGGACGTAGGGTGGAAAAATCCGTGAGCCATGGGGCGATCCTCCAAAGGGATGCCCCGCGTCAGGACGGAAGAGCGTCGGATGAGGGTGGGGCGTCAGCCCAACCGAACGACGCGGGACGACGTTATGTCTGTAAGTGTCATGACGTTTTGTCAACACATAATGTCAGTCCCGAAATCACGGTTCGTCCTGATAGGTTTGCAACCTGGGCGGGAGGAACTGTCATGAACGGCGAGGATCGGGCGTCGCGAGGCGCGGACAGCGTTCGGGAGGAAGGCGCGGGCGGGGGCGCTGCTAAGCGGGACAGCAAGCACGGCGGGACCTGGGGCGTGGTCATCGCAGTTCTGCTGCTGGCCGTCGTGGGTTTCTGCCTGTTGGCCAGGGCCGATGCAGAGCGCGCGTCAAGCCAGCCAGACGCCAACGCCCGGATCGAAGAGAGTTGCCGACGCGAGTATGAGGTGCAGGGCGAGGATGCGGTCAGGGAGTGCCGGATCCGCCTGTCGATCGAGTATCTGCAGAAGGCTGAGGCCAGCAAGATGGAGCGCGCACGCTCCGGCGCCGGCCTCTAACGCGGGAAGCCGTTAGTTTCGGCCAACCACGGTGTGGATCGTGTCGATGTCATCGATCGCCTTCACGATCTCTTGCGGCGGATTGAGCTGAAACAGCACAATATTTCCGTTCTCGCGTCGAACGAACCGCTTCAGAAGCCCCTCGCCTTCGTGAGTGACCACCACGCAATCCTGGTCGCGTTGAGGCCATCGGTTGGGGGCCAGGTAGACCATCTCGCCCGGCTCATATCGCGGCGACATGCTGATGTCGTTCACCTCCAGGGCGAAGGCGTCGCGAATGTGCTGCTGGGCCGGGTGCATTTGGACGTAGCCTCTCAGATTTTGCTCCGCCAGTGTGAGGCGTCCTTCTGACGCCGCGCCAACGTAGCCGTAGAGAGGAATCATATTCGGACCCGCTACGACAACGCCGGTCGTAGGGGCAGACTGGCCGGTCGAGCTCAGCCATTCATCGATCTTCAGGCGCTCGTGATACTGCACCCGACGCCGACCATTGAAGATCCGGTTCACTTGGGAGCTGTCGAGGCCAAGCAGCCTTCCCAGGTCCGCCTTGGACTTGCCCTGGGCTTCCATCCGGGCAGCGATCATCGACATGTCAGCATCCATAGGTGGAATAACTGACATAACGTCCTGATGGCGTCGTTGACACGAATGTCGAATCAAAGGCGTCTACTGTCCTGACAAAATGTCAGGACGATATGTCATGCAATCCCGCCTTTGTCACGCCCAAGCTGAAACGCCGTCCCAGGCGAGCGATGCGCGTGACCTGATCATCCGCGTTCTATCCGTGCGCAAGGTAGCGCAGTGGTGCGACGTCACAGAGTCCGCCGTTCACCAATGGATCCGGCGAGGATCTGCGGCCGCGCCAGTGCCCGTCAAGGTTGTTCCGACCATAGCGCGAGGCGCCGTCGACGACGGAAAGGACTTCGATCTCGGCATCTTGTGGCCCGACATGCGCGGAACGACCGCCGCTCGGTTCGCGGGCGGCCGCCCATGACCGGCCTTCGCTACAGCAGCCCTCGCCTGCTGGCCCGCCCCGCCCTCTATCCCGACATTCGGAAGGCGGACGCCTATCGCTATCTGACCCGCAAGCCGCGCGTGCTGTCGGGCACGGAGCTCGTGGATCTGCTCGATGTTTTCAAGTCCGGCTCATACCTCGTCTTCGGCGTGATCGGAGAGGTAGGCCTGGGCAGCGCCGCGCACGCGGTGCGACATGGCCTGGGCTGCGTCGGGAAAGCTGAGGCAGGCCAGGCTGCGGAAGTTCGGATCGAGGGCTTCGCCGGCGGCGATCAGGGCCGCGATGGCCAGTTCGGCGGCCTGAAGCTGCTCGCCCGGCCTGAGGGTGAAGACGTCGTCCATCCTGTTTTCTCCTGTGTGTGGAACCGCAGAGAGAAGGGCGAGTCGGGGGCGGTGGAAACGCCGTCCCCGGTTCAACCGGAGGTTCGCCCATGAGCCGGTTCGGCAACTTGCGCGGCGGGCCGGACGGCCGGATGACGGCCGATGACGAAGCCTGTTGGAATGCGCTGATCACCCAGGCGGAAGCGGCGGCGGCGGATCCCGCCAGGTCGGCCGGCGGACTGGCGCGGACGGCGAAGGCGGCCAGGCACGCCTGCGCGCCCGGCGTTGTGACGCGGGACAACCCATGCGTGCAGCTGTCGCGCCTGTCGCGGCGGTTTTGCGATGAGACCTCGGCGGGCCGTCGGGCCCTGCAGGGCGAGTTGAAAGCGGCGGCCGAGGCCGCGCGTCAGGCATTGGCGAACCGGGCCCAGACGAACCGTGCGCGCCGCGAACGGAAGGACATCGACGGATGATGGAGTTGGGCGATCCGGCGTTTCGCCGGGCGGATGATCAGTACGTCCATCGGTGCCGCCTGGCGCTGGCGGAAATAGCCGAGCCGAGCCGAGCCGAGCCGAGCCGAGCCGAGCCGAGCCGAGCCGAGCCGAGCCGAGCCGAGCCGAGCCGAGCCGAGCCGAAGGGGGATGCCATGTCTGAGGTCGGGTCAAGCGCGCTGCGCGCGGTCAAGGCGATCAATCTGTCCGGCGTCGAGGTCGGCGCGGCGGATACGAGCACGCCGACCTTCGAGTGGGTGGATCCCGCCAGCCTGTTGGTCGACGACGGCTATCAGCGGAATCTGTCGGAGCGATCGATCAAGCTGGTCCGGCGGATCTGTTCGCGTTGGGATTGGCGGCGGTTCAAGCCGCCCGTCTGCGCGCGGACGGAACGCGGGCTGGAAGTCATCGACGGTCAGCACACGGCCATCGCCGCCTGCAGTCATCCGGGCGTGGAGCGTATTCCCGTGATGGTGGTCGAGGCGGCGAGCCGCGCCGATCGGGCCCACAGCTTCATCGGCCACAACCGCGACCGGCTGAACATCACGCCGATGCAGATGCATTTCGCCGCCGCCGCCGCCGGCGACGAAGAGGCGCAGACGATCGACCAGGTCTGCGTCCGGGCCGGGGTGAAGGTGTTGCGGACCACGCCCGGCAACGGGATCTGGAGCGTCGGGGACACGGTGGCCGTGCGCGCCATCGGCGCCCTGATCAACCGGCGCGGCGCCATGAAGGCGCGGATCATCCTGGAGGCCCTGGTCAAGGGTCGGGCCATGCCGGTGACAGCGGGGCAGATCAAGGCGGTCGAGACCCTGCTGCACGGCGAGGAGTACCGCGACGACATCGATGCGGAGGGCGTGTCGAACGCCCTGTTGGCCCTGGGCGCGGCGGCCGATCACGAGGCCGGCGTATTCGCCGCCACGCACAATGTGCCGGTGTGGAAGGCCCTGGCCATCGTGCTTTTCCGGAAGGGGAAACGGCGTGGCCGCAGACCCGGTTGAGTTCACGGCGCGGGAGCAGGCCCTGCAGGCGACGATCGTCCGCCTGGAGGATCGGATCCAGGAGTTGGAGGCGGCGATGGGCCTGTGCGTCCTGCCGCCGCTGGAATGGGGGCTGACGCATAGCGAGGCGCGGCTGCTGGGCGCATTGTTGGAGCGCGAGCTGCTGACCAAGGACGCGGCCATGGCGGTCCTGTACCGCGACCGGGGCGCCGACGAACCCGAGATCAAGATCGTAGACGTCCTGGTCTGCAAGGCGCGCAAGAAGCTGAAGCCGTTCGGGATCGAGATCGGGACGCGCTGGGGCGTGGGATACTTCATCGCCCCGGCGCATAAGGCCGAGGCGCGGGTCCAGATCGAGGCTGCGCGGCAGGTGGCGGCATGAGGCGGGTCGAGGTCATCGGATCGGCCACGCTGTATCAGGGCGACGCCTATGAGACCCTGGAGGAACTGGGCCCGCAGGACGCAGGGGTGTTCGATCCCCCATACGAGTTCGCCACGTCCGGCGGCGGCCGGTTCCGCAAGGCCCGGCCCAACATGGATCAGATCGCGGCGGCGGGTCTGGACAAGGGTTTCGACGACCGGATCTGCTCGCCCGCCATTTTCCGATCCGTGGCGGTGTTCTGCCACAACGACCAACTGCCGGAGTTGCTGCCCCGATTGGCGGCGCGGTTCTATCGGACGGTCGTTTGCGCCTGGCACAAGTCCAACGCCCTGCCTGTCGCGAACAAGCATTATCGGCCGGATACCGAGTTCTGGATCCACGCCTGGCTGGCGGATGCGCACCCGGTCGGATCATTGACCGACAAGGCGCGATGGATCCTGAGCGAGAACGGGCGATTCACGGGCGTCGATCACCCGACGGTCAAGCCCGAGCCTGTCATGGACAAGGTGCTGGCCACCATCAACGCGCGCAGGGTTTGCGATCCGTTCATGGGCAGCGGCTCGACCGGCGTCGCCGCCATCAAGCGGGGCCTGGGCTTTACCGGGGTCGAGCGGGATCCGAAGCATTTCGACACCGCCTGCAGGCGCATCGAGGCGGCCGTGAAGGCCAGCGAGATCCCGCAACCGCGCGAGGCCGTCCGATGAAGGATGAGCTTTTCGATCGCGCCCGGGATGAGGTGAAGTGCGAGGAGGTCGCCGGCCGCGCGGCCGGATGCAAGCTGTTCCGCGTCGGCAAGGAGGTTCGGGGGATCTGTCCCTTCGGCCGATGCGGCGCGAAGAGCGGCTTGACGCCGTTCCGGATCTACAAGGGCGGCCGGCGTTGGAAATGCTATTCCTGCGACCCGCGCGGCGGCGACGTAGTCGACCTGGAACACCGCCTGTTCTCGGGCCCGGATGAGACGATCGGGGACGCCGCACGGCGCTTGATCGGCGGCGTGCTGACGGCCGAAAGCGAAGAGTCGCGCGCACGGCGTGCGCAGGCGTCCAAGGAGGCCGAGGCGGAGGCCCTGGCCGATGCGGCCTGGCGCTTGGAAATGGCGCGGAAGATCTGGCGTGGGCGGGAGCCGGCGGCCGGATCGTTGGTCCAGGTCTATCTGGAAAGCCGGGCGATCCGGGGGCCGGTGCTGGGCCGAATGCTGATGATCGTGGGTTTCAACCCGCGCACCTGGCACAGCGGGGATCCGGAGCGGGGCGTCTTTCTGCCGGCGATGATCTCCCTGGTCATGACCGAGCTGGGCCCGACGGGCGGGGTGCATTGCACCTATCTGTCGCCCAACGGGCGCGGAAAGACCCATCGGACGCCGAAGAAGCGGATGCTGGGCCCGCAGGGTCATTTCGTGCTGGCGCGGCGCGACGGCCTGGCCGGCCCGCCGCGTCCGGATCCGTATGGAGATCACGAAGGCTATGTGCTGCCGGGCGGGATCTGGCTGACGCGGCCGGACGCCCCCGGGCCCCTGGTCACGGCGGAAGGCATCGAGAATACGGCGTCGCGGGCCATGATGGTGGCCGGGCCCATGAGTTTCCCCGTGCGGGCCGTGGCGGCCGGGTCGCTGGATCGCCTGTCCGGCTTCGAGTTGGTCGACGACGACGGGGTGCGGGACGTGTGGAAGGTCCGGCCCGATCCGTGGCGGCCGGGGTTCAGCTGGCCAGAGGATCCGGCGAGCCCGTGGGGCCTGATCGACGTCGCCGTCGACGGCGACATGAGCCCGGTCACGGTCAAGGGGCGCGCCGGTCTGCACCAAAACCGGCTGATCGACGTGGTGCGAGATTCCGCCGAGCGCGCCCGGGTGAGCGGCGCCCTGGCCAAGGCCAGCTGGCGGCGGCGCCTGGCGCCGGAGAGCACGACCGAGGTGCGGGCGTCGTGCCCGCCGATCGGGATGGATTTCAATGAAGTGTTGATGGCGGCTGAGGCCGCCGCGAGCGTAGCCGGGGGCGTATCCGCATGACCGATTCCTATGTGATGGAGGATGCGGAGCCGGACACGGAGACCAAGTCCGGGGCCATTTGGGTCGATCCGAAGGTCGAGGATTGCCCGGTCATCCCACTGGGCTTCGAGGGCGGCTATCTCTGGTTCGCCCTGCCTGAGGGAGAACTGAGGCGGGAGCCGGCGGCGAAGATCCCCGGCATGTTGAAGACCGATCTGTTCGTCAGTTTCCAAGGCCGGGTCTTCCTGGCCCAATGGCGCGATCCGGACGGCAAGCTGCAGCGCGACATGGCGGCGCAGTGGTTCAATGATCAGTGCCGCAAGGCCGGGAAATGGGACGCCGATCGACCCCAGCGTGGATACGGCGTCTGGCCCACTCCTGACGGCCCGGTCGTCCATGCCGGCGACGCGGTCGGGCGGTGGCCGTTCGGTGAGGAGGATTGGAGGTCAGTGGCCGAAGCGCTGCGGGTCGGGGTCGGCAAGCGGAGCGGACCTTTGTGGTTGCTGCGCCCCCCAGCTCCCAGGCCCGGGAAGCCCGCGACCTTGGCGGACGGCCTGAAGCTTCGCGAGTTGATGGAGATGTGGCGGTTTGCGCCCCTGGACCCCCAGGATCCGGAAGGCCTCAGCGAGGCGGACGCCCTGATCGGCTGGCAAGGCACGGCGCTGTTGGGCGCCGTCGCGCCGTTCAGGCCCCACGCCAGCGTCAGCGGCGGCGCGGGGGCCGGCAAGACAACCTTGTCGCGCCTGCTGCAGGCGGCGGGGTCGGCGAACGCGGGCGAGTTGCTGGACAGTTTCTCGGAGGCGGGCCTGCGGAATGGCCTGGCCGGGGAGGCGCGGGCGATTTACCTGGACGAAGCCGAGCCCAGCGCCGACGGCCAGGGCCCGGTCGAGAAGGCGATGGAGTTCCTGCGTCGGATGTCGACCGGGGAAGGCGCGAACCGGCGCCAGGGCGATACCGGCGGCCGGACCACGGCGCAGACGGCGGTCGGGTCCGCCTTCCTGGCCAGCATCCTGCCCGTGCAGCTGGGCGACGCGATGGCGACCCGGGTTGTCGAGGTTCGGCTCAGGCCGCTCGGCAAGGCCAAGGGCGGGGCGGACGACGCCCTGCAGGAAGCCATCGAGTGGGCGCGAGAGGCGTCGCCTCGGCTGCTTGCTCGGGCAGTGCGGGAGGCCGGCCGATACCGAAGCGACGTCCGGCTGATCAAGGCGGCGTTGGGGGAGGCCGGGCAATCACCCCGGGCGGCCGACCTGGTCGCGGCCCTGGCGGCCGGACGAAGGCTGCTGCTTCATGACGACGCCCTGACCGAAGAGACGGCCCGAGGGGAGGCCGCCAAGTGGTCGGCGTTGATCCAGAGCCGAGAGGAGAGCTCCTCCGCGCAGAACCCGGGGCAGGCGTGCTTGTCCAGGATCTGGGCCATCAACTCCGGGCAGCACCAGAAGGATCGACACCTGACGATCGGGGAGCTGATCCAGGAGAACCTGGAAGTGCCCGGAACCCACGCGAACGTCCTGAAGGCGTTCGGTCTGAGGGTCGAGAATGGCCACGGGCACCACGATAGACCGGGGCCCTGGTTGATCATATCGAACAATCATCCGGCCTTGGCGCGGGCGCTGGCCGGGTCGCATTACGCGAACTGGCGCGGGGTGCTCGAGCACCTTGCAGACCTGGGCGAACCGTATGCGCCGCGCCACATGCCCAAGCCGGTGAGGTTCGGGATGCACCAAAGCCGCGCCCAGGCCGTGCCCCTGACCCCCTGGTTGGAGAGGCCCGTCGCCGTGGGGGCGGATCCGGGCGAGATCTCGCCCTTCGACAAGCCTGTTTGGGACGGCGTGACAGACCGTCCGTCCCGCCCAGCGTCCCACGGTGAAACCCATGAGTAGCGGAGGTTTGAGCCGGGAGCGGGACGCTGGGACGGTTGGTACGCCTCCCCCGACTCCTGCGAGCGCACATAGGCGGAGGCGCACGACGCCACAGGTGCGTCCCATCCGTACCGCGCGTACCGTCTGTAATTTTATCGAGATTAATCAAAAGAATAGTTGGGACAGCCTGACGGTACGCCGTGGGACGCCCATCGTCGCAACCATGGGGCCCTGCAAGTGACCGCGTCTTCCGTCCAGCCCGCCGCCGATCAAGGCAAGTCCTGGTATGTGGTGGTGACCCAAGCCCATCAGGAACGGCACGCCCGTTATCAGCTGGAGCAGCAAGGGTTCCGGGTCTACCTGCCCATGGTCCCGCCCCCTGCCCGGGCCCGGGCCCGGAACGGTATCGCCCCTGCGCCCCGGCCGTTGATCCCGCGCTACCTGTTCATCGAAATGGATCTCGATCAGGACCGTTGGCGCGCGGTGTATTCGACCTACGGCGTGACCGAGGTGATCACGCGCGGGACCGGCGAGACCGCTCGGCCCTGCCCGATCCCCGCCAGCTTCATCGAGGCCACGAAGAGCCGGGAGGTCAACGGCCTGGTGGTGTTGCAGCGTCCCCGCAATGACAACGAAACCGCCCCTAAATCGGCCGCCCGGTTCAAGCGCGGGCAGCGCCTTCGCCTCGCAGGGCAGACCGCCGACTACGATGTCATCTTCGACGAGATGGTTGACGGTGACCGGGCTGCGGTCGTATTCACCCTGCTAGGGCGTGATTCGCGCCAGATCATTGCACTGCCGTCAGAGGACTGACGCGCAGTGCGGTAGCCGTCCAGCCCCAGCCCGATCCGACACACCCGCCCAGGCCATGTGCAGGGCGGGTTTTTCATTGCCTTTCAACGAGTTACGCGCGCCGCGAGGGGGTCGCGGGTCCTTCCCCGCCGCCCTGGCCCTATACGGTGGCCCTGAGCGTTTGCGTTCCGTAGTGAGCGATGTTTTGAGGGGTGCAACGGGCGTTGCGGGCGCAACAGGGAGCGCAACGATGCAAGACGCCTTCCTGCTCGACGCTGAACCTGCCCGTCGCTGGGTCAGCGTCAGCGAGGCGGCCTCCCTGGAAGGGAAAGCAGGTCGCCCGATCAACAAATCCTCGATCTCGCGGTTCATCGCGCGGAATGAGGATCTGCCCGTCCGCCGCGACGCCCAGGGCCGGGTGAAAGAGGTCGACTACGACGCCCTGGTGAGGGCCCGGGGAGAGTCCCTGTCGGTCCAGGACAGCCGGGAAGCGCCCGAAGCGCCCAAGCTGCAGGCGCTGCCGGCCGGATCGCGCAAGAGGGCCCTGGAAGAGGAAAAGCTGGAGCTCGACCTTGCCGAACGGAAAGGCGAGCTGCTGTCGAAGGCCGCAATCACCATGGCGGTGGAGGCGATGGGGGTCGCCTTCACGCAGGCGCTGGAGCGCCGCCGGCGCGGCCTGGCGACCGAGATCAGCGGCATTGGCGACGTGCGGCAAGCGGAACTGGCCTTGAAGCAGGCTGATCAGAAGCTGCTGGGGAACCTGGTCAAGGAACTGACCCGCTTGGCGACGGGCGCTGCGGACGACGAGCAGGCAGCGGCCTGATATGAACCTTTTCAGCGCGGCGGAGATCGGCCGCCAGGTGGCTGGGCTGCTGACGGCCATGGCGACGGCGGTGACGCCGGTGTCGGACGACCGGATCAGCGAATGGGCCGAGGGGCGGGTCTACATTCCCGGCGAAACGGGGACGACGCGGGAAGGGCTGCTGTCCTGGGATGGGTTCGAGTATCTGATCGAGCCGCTCGATCGGCTCCATCCGGACGACCCGGCGCGCACGGTGACCTTCGTCGGCTCGGCCCAGATCGCCAAGACGACGATCGGCGTGCTGGCCACCCTCTACTATTCGGCCGTCAGGGCGCGGCCTTGGGGCGTGGCGCTGCCCAGCGGCGACGAAGCCCTGAAATACAACCGGACGAAGTGGCAACCCCTGGTCGACGCCACGCCGGAGCTGCGCCGCAAGATCCGGGCGGTCACCTCGAGGGACGAGCAGGGCTCGACCAACACCTACAAGCGCTTCCCGGGCGGCTATGGCCAGTTTTTCGGGACCACGTCCGCCAAGCCGCTGCAGATGGTCACCTTCTGCCTGGTGGTGAAGGAGGAAACGCCGAACTGGAGCGTCTCGGTCGGCGACCGTGGCGATCCCCACAAGCAGATCGAGGTCCGCCAGCTGCAGTGGGAGCTCGCCGGGGCGAAGACCTTCCACAACTCGACGCCCGGCCTGGTTCGGCGCTCTGAGGAAGACGACGGCGCCCTGACCGGGTGTCCGGTCACAGCCGATTTCATCGCGGGCGATCAACGCAGGCTCTACCTGCCCTGTCCGCACTGCGCAGACCGTCCTGGCGGCGTGCTGATCCGGCTTGATCGCGACCAGATGATGGGCCTGGAGAAGGGCGAGACGCCTCACTTCAACTGCCCGAGCTGCGGCGGCGAGATCCAGCATAGGCATAAGCGGTCGATGGTCGCTTCGTGCCATCCGTACCGCGAGCCTGCGAACGGCGTGCGCAGCGGGTGGATCCCGACTTTCCCATCGGAGGATCTGAACAATCCCGCGCCCGGCGCAACCATCCTGGTGTCAGAGTTCCAGGCGTGGCGCGACCGTCCGACTGAAGGCCGCGAGCCCAGTTATCAGGCCTGGCAAGTCGTGTCGGACGCCGTGGACTGGAACTACATCGCCAAGCAGGTCCAGGATGCGACGACCGAGGAGCTGAAGATCGCTCTGGATCAGCAGATCTTCGGCGAGGCTCACGAGATCACGATCCAGAAGACGGACGTGAAAAAGCTCCTCGAGCGCCGCGACGGCCGCCTGGTCAAGGGCGTGGTGCCGTCCGGCTACGAGATGGTCACGATCGCCGTCGACCTCAACGGCGACTGGGCTCAGTGGTCGGCCTATGCGTGGGGACCGGGCGCCGAGCATGTCCTGATCGATCGAGACAGTATCGAAGGCGGCCCTTCGGCGCCTGAAATTTGGGCGGCGCTAGGCGAGTTGGAGCGCAGACGCTGGCCACATGAAGACGGCGGCTTGGTTGCGACAGAGGTGCTCGGCGTCGATTCCGGCTACGGCACCTATTACGTCTACGCCTTCTGTTCTAGCCATGGGAAATCGAAGGCCTTGGACGGCCAGGACGGCTGGGGCCGTATGCCGCTCCGCAAGTCTCCGAAACGTCAGAAGTTGGAAGGTCCGGAAGGACGTGTCGTCAGCTGCCGAACCTGGGGCGTCGGCACCTGGGATCTCAAGCGGACCCTCATGAATGAGGCGATCCCGCTCAGCCTGGAAGGCGAGAAGGGCGCGCGGGCCCCGGGCCGGCCGCATTGGCCCGGCTGGATCGACAAGGACTTCTTCGAGGAGCTGACCGCCGAAGGCCTGGTTTCCGTCCAGGACAGCAAGACCGGCGTCGTGAAAGACGAGGCCTGGGTGCGTCTTCGGCGTCGGAACGAAGAGCTTGACCTGTGGGTCTACAACCGGGCGCTGGCGGCCTCCCTCGGGGTCGGCGTTCCCGGCGCCGAACCGGACTGGATCGAGCTCGGCCGTCGCCGCGTCGCCGAGAGAGCGGGGCTCGAGGCCCTGTGGGATCGGCCGCCGACGTCGTCGAGCGGATCCGCCGCACCGACATCGACAGACACCGCCACGGTCGCGGCCAAAGCCAAATGGAGCTTCTGATGGCCCTTTCGCCTGCCGAACAAACCCAGCTGAGCAATTTCCGCGACGCCTACGCCAAACTGATCGCCGGCGGCCAGGTCGCGGAGATCACGAGCAACGGCCGGACGGTGAAATACAACAAGGGCGACATCGGCCGCCTGGAAACCGCTATCGCCCAGCTCGAGGACAAGGCGGCCCGCGTCGATGACGCGCCGGTTCGGCGTCGCGGCGCCCTGCATATCCATCTCTAGGCGCAATCCTCCAGCGCCCAGCCTCCCGCCCGGGCTTGGGGAGGTCAGGCGGCCTGCGACCGTCAGCTTATCGACGTCGTCAACGTCGGCAGTTCGCCGGCGAAAGGCCGCCACGCCCGGATTTCATCCATCAAGGAGGCTGTCATGAGCCAATCCACCACGACGGCGGACGTGCCGGCGGACGCTGCGACCGCGTCCCTGACCGATCACCCGGTTTTCATCGCCCTGGTCGCCTACCTGGACGCGATGCGCGCCCTGACCACCTTCCCGAGCTCGCCAGTCCCGCCGGCGCTGGACGAGGCCGTCGTAGCGGCTCGCCTGGCTTTCAAGGAAGCGCTGGGCGCCGGCTTCTTCGCGGCCGGGAGCGCCCAAGCGAACGCCTATGACGACGCCTGGCTCAAGCAGCGGTTCGAGAGCCTGGATGAGGCGCTGAAGACGCGCTTCGAGGCGATCGATGAGTCGATCGTGCAACTCGCCGCGCATGAGGTCGAGGCACGGGCGGCGCTCGCAGAGCGCCTGCAGAAGATCGAGGGTCATGATCTGACGGCCTTCGCTCCGACCGCATCCCTGCAGGGCCTGGAGAAACGGATCGAGGCTCTGGAAGCCGGCGGCGTAGAGGTCGATTTTTCCGGCCTGACCGCCCGCGTCGCGGATCTCGAGCAAGCGGCGGTGGCGTCCGTCGCGCCCGCCACGCCCTCCAAGCGCTGAGCCGCACCATGCGCGCGCCGTTCGCTCCCTCTGGCCTTGTCACGTCTTCCGGCCGGTCGATCTCGCAGTACGAGGTCGCCCGCGCTCGCGCCGTGGCCATGACTGATACGGCCGCCATGGGCGGCGCGCCGGCCTATGAGGGGGCGAGCGGCCACGGCACCTATTTTTCCGAATGGCCCGCTCACCTGGGTTCGGCTGACCGGGATTGGTTGCCGGCCCGCAACGCCGTCACGGCCCGGGTCCGTGAGCGGACCCGCAACGACCCCGTGGCGGCCTCGGCCAAGTCCCGGCGGGTCAACGCCGCCATCGGGCGCGGCTGGCGCGTCAAGTTCCGCCCCAATGCCCGGGCCCTCGGCATCGACATCGAGGCCGCCCGCCAGCTGGGCGCGGATCTGAGCACGGAGTTCCAGCTCTACGCCTACGGCCACGCCTTCACCTCGGATGCGGAACGCCGACTGACCTGGGGCCAGCAGCTGCGCCTGGCCGCGTCGCATATCGTCGTCGACGGCGAGGCCTTGGGCCTCGGCGAATGGGCGGCCAACGACCACACGCGCTACAAGACCCGCCTGCGCCTGGTCGATCCGGATCGGCTTTCCAACCCGAACAACCGGCCGGATCGGGACGACCTACGCGCCGGCGTCGAGTTCGACAGCGACGGCGCGCCGGACGCCTATCATATCCGTGAGCGTCACCCTTCAGACTTCGGCGGGCCCGGCCAGTACCGCTGGAAGCGGTTCAAGCGCTGGACGGAATGGGGCCGCCCTCAGGTCTTCCACTGCTTCGAGCCCGACCGCGCCGGCCAGACGCGCGGGATCAGCCGTTTCGTCGCGGCGCTGAAGAGTTTCCGCGCCCTGTCGCGGTTCACGGATGCGACGCTGCAGAGCGCAACCGTCAACGCCCTGATCGTCGCCTTCATGAAGTCGAACGGCGGCCCCGGCGCCGTCAGCGAGAGCTTCGAGCCCAAGGACGTCAGGGACTTCGAGACCTGGCGCCAGGATCACTACAAGGAACACCCGGTCAACCTGGCCAACGGGGCGCAGATCCCGGTCCTGCCCTACGGCGACGAGCTGCAGCTGCAGACGGCGTCGAAAGACGTCGCCAACTTCGACGCCTTCGTTCGCGCCATCCTGCGCCTGATCGCTGCGACGGTCGGCGTCACCTACGAAGAACTGTCGATGGACTATTCGCAGACGAATTATTCGTCTGCGCGCGCCGCCCTGCGTCACGCCTGGGCCGAGACGGTGGCCCTCATGGGCCTGATGGAGGATCAGTTGGTCCGTCCGTTCATCGTCTCCTGGGCCGAAGAGGCGTTTGACCGGGGCTATGTCCAGGTCCCGGACGGCGCGCCTGATTTCTACGACGCCGTCGACGCCTATTGCCAGATCCACTGCATCGGCCCGGGGCGCGGCTTCATCGACCCGACGAAGGAAATCGACGCCGCCGCCGCCCGCATCGAGGCCAACGTCAGCACCCTGGAAGACGAGTGCGACGATCAGGGCAAGGACTGGGAAGAGGTCCTGGAACAGAAGGCGCGGGAGCGGGCCAAGTACGAGGAGCTGGAGTTGGAGTACCCGAACGGCGCCCTCGACCGGACGGCCCGCTCCAGCCGCGATCCCGCGCACCAGGCCTTCCTGGATCAGCGCTCCGCCGCCTGACGGCGAACCCGAGAGGTCCCCATGCGAAACCCCGCCCAGCTGGCGGCCGCCCTGTCCGGCCGCCCGCTACTCATGCGCGAAGAGGCGATCCCGGCCCTGGCCCGACAGTTGGGCCTCGAGGCCGGCGATCGCGGCTCGCCCATCGCCAACTTCTTCGGGCGCGCACGGCGTGCGCTCGCCGGCAGGGAGGATTTCGAGGAACGGACGGAGCCCCTGGCCTCGGCGCCGCGCTTCGTGGGCGAGCCCGACGATGTGGGTTTCGGCTGGGTGCTGAAGGACGGCGTCGGCATCCTGGAGATCACGGGCCCGCTGATGGCCGAAGGCTTCGGCTGGGGCGATGTCTGGTATCACGGCTACGACACCCTCTTCGCCGCCTATGAAGAGATGTTCGCGGACGCACGCGTCGGCGCGATCTGGGAGGTGGTTCGCTCGCCGGGCGGCGTGGTGGATCAAGGCCTTCCCGAGCTGGCGGCGCTGAAGCGGGAAAACCGGGCCTCCGCCGGCGGAAAGCCGATCCACGCCTTCCTACGCGACGGCTACAGCGCCGCCTATTGGGAGCCCAGCGCCGCCGATCACATCGTCGCGGCGCGCGAGAGCGGCGTCGGCTCGATCGGCGCCGTCGTCACTCACTGCGACTTTTCCGGCGCCTTCGCCAAGGACGGCATCGTGATCACCCCGTTCAAGTTCGGGGCGAAAAAGACGGACGGCAGCTGGATGGAGCCGCTGTCGGAAACCGCCAGCCAGGGCCTGCAGGACGAAATCGATCAGTGCGGTCGATGGTTCGTGGCCGATGTGCTCGCGGGGCGCCCGAACCTGACCGAGGAAGAGATCCTGGCGACCGAGGCCGGTTGCTACTTCGGCGATTCCGACAATCCGCAACTTTCGGCCCTGGCCAAGGGCCTGGTCGATGAGATCGCGTCCGAGCGCAAGGCGTTCGGGGCGATCCGAGAGCTGGCGCGCGAGCGTCTGGCGTCATCCAACGCGGCTCCGGCGCCGGCCGCATCTACCGAGGAGAAGGACATGAAGCGTTCCGCTGTGCTCGCCGCCGCAAAGTCGGCCGGGCTGGACCAAGCCGCAATCAAGGCCCTGTCGGAGGCCCTGCCGAAGGCCGAGACCGACGACACCAAGCCCAAGGACGACGAAGGCGACGACGACGAAGAAGAAGACGACGACGCCAAGCCCAAGGGCGAAGGCGGCGCCGAAGACGAAGACCAGGACGACAAGAAGGAAGGCGACGCCGCCGCCATCGCCGCCTCGGCCGAGGCCGTGAAGCACCCGGCTCTTGCGCTGGCCGCGATCCAGACCGGGCAGACCCTGGCGCAATTCAAGGCCTCGGCCGCCGTCGCCGGTCGCACGTCGGGCGGCAACCGCCTCGACCGGGCCCTGGCGAACCAGTCGCGCCTCGGCCCCGACGGCGCGAAGAAGAGCGAAGGCGCCTTGGGCGACGCCGTCGCCGCCCGCATCCAGAAGAACCGGGGCGAGGCGTCCTAGTCCCGTCAGCCCAGCCGTCCGGAGCTGGTCTGCGATCCGGGCAACGACCACCCACCTGAAACAAAGGAGGCCGCCATGAGGGCCTATGTTTTCAAGACCGACCTGCCCGGTCTGAGCGATCTGATCCATTCGGAATATGATCCGACCTATACGACCGACGAACGCAAGGGGCGCGGCGGCGTCGGCACGGCCCGGGCCTTTCCGGCCTTCGTCCTGCTGGGCACGATCCTGATCGGGGCGGCGACCGTCACGGCCGGCGCCGTGGTCGGCACGGGCAACGGCGCGATCGGCGCGGTGACGGCCGATGTCGGCGCCCCTGCCGGCGTCTACAGCGTCGTCGTCGTTTCGGCCGCCGCCAACGGCGGATCCTTCCAGGTGATCAAGCCGGACGGCGGCGTCGACGGCGCCGGCAGCGTGGGCGTGGCCTATAACGGCGCGCTCAACTTCACCCTGGCGGACGGCTCGACCGATTTCGCCGTGGGCGATCGCATCCCGGTCACCGTGGCCTATGCCGCCGGCGTGGTCGAGAAGGACGTGCCCTGGGATCCCGCCGCCACCGACGGAACCCAGATCATCACCGGGATCAACCTGTTCGAGGCCGAGGCCCCGGTCGGTCAGGACGTCGAGCTCAAGTCCCTGCGACGCGGCCCGGTCATCGTCCGCCGTGAGGCCATCGTCTGGCCCGCCGGCGCGACGGCCGCGCTGAAAGAGGCGGCCTATGCGCGCCTGGCCGAGCTGGGGATCCGTCCCTTCGTCAGCGGCTGATCCGCATCACCTCCGAGGGCGCCTTAGGGGCCCCTCCCTGACACTCTTTTGAAAGGAGGGCTCCTATGGACCCCGAAGAACTGCTCGGCAGCGGCTCGCTGCTTCCCCTGACCGCCGCCCATCACACGGGCCTGGTCAACTCAATCCCGGACGCCTTCGGCCAGTTGAACGCCGACGGCATGTTCCCGGTTGAAGGTCTCGACACCCCCTTCGTCGAAATCGACATCGAGGACGGCGTCATCACCGCCCTGCCGGTCACCGAAGGCGGCCGTCCCTCGACGATCGCCCGTCACGAAAGCGGCAAGGGCTTCATCTTCAAGATCCCGAACGTCAGCCATGAGGATTCGGTGCTGGCGGGCGATATTCGCAAGTGGCTGGCCTATGCGAAACGGAAGCGTAATCCGGACGACGCGCTGATCAACAAGGTCGAGATCCGTCACAAGCGGAACCGCCTGAAGTTCGAGATCACCCGCGAAGTGATGAAGCTGTCGTCGCTGCGGAATGAAATCCGCGACGGCGCAAACACCCTGCTCTACGACATGAACAAGGTGTTCGGCGTCCAGCAACGCATCGTCTATTTCGATCTGGCCAACCCCAATTTCGACGTGCCGAAGGCCCTGGAAGAAGTCATTTCCGGGACTGAGGATGAACTGGTCAACGACACGATGACCGGGCTGGAAGCGCGGATCGCTCCGGAGTTTTACGACGAGATCATTCGCCACCCTTCGGTGGAGAAGTATTTCGCGAACACCCCTGCCATGCTCCTGCTCCTGAACCAGCAGAGGGAGCGGGCAGGCAACAGCTTCCGCCGCAAGATCGAGATCGGCGGCGTCATGATCCGGGAATACCGCGATCGGGTGAAGCTGTGGGGCGCCTCCGGGACGACCCGTCTGATCGAACCGACGGAGGCCCTGTCCTATCCGGTCGGCACGATCGATTCCCACGTCACCTATGCGGCGCCGCCTCTGGACATCCGCGAACTGGACGGCTCCTCGGCGTCTTCGTCCGATGACGATCTGATCCACGTCTCCGAGGAGATGATGAAGCACGGCGCCGGTCTGGAATGGAAGTACCAGATGAACGCCCTGCCGATCTGGCGCAAGCCGCGTCTGCTGGCGAAGTGGGTGCGGGGACCGAAGCCCTGATGGGCTTCGGCAAGCACATGGCCGCATTGGTCGCCGAGGTGGACGAACACCTCGGCGACCGTGCGACCTGGTCGGGCGTGGCCGGAGAGGTCCGCGTCCTGCCAGCGGAAGAGGATGCGATCGCCCGCTACGGCGACGCCTCACACGTCCTGACCGCCCGCGCGGTTGAAATCCACGAGCGCTGGATCGCCCTGCCGGCGGAAGGCGACCAGGTGCAGATCCTGGACGACGACACCGGCGCCGTGCGCGAGATCCTGCGCGTCATCGGAGATCCGCGCCGCAATGAAGACGGCTGGTGGTTGTGCACCGTCGTCCTGGTCGGAGGCTGACATGGCCAGCAAACGCGAGGAGGTCGTCCAGGCGGTGGATGCGATGCTGAAGGCCGCCTTGCCGCACGCCGAACATCGCAGGGATCAGCCCCTGCCGAAGCGCCCGGATCCGGGCGGCACGGTCATCCTGCACGACGGCGATCCGGGCGAACCGGAGGTGACGCTGTCGCCTCTACTCTACACCTACGAACATGAGATCGAGCTCGAAGTCCTGGGGCCGATCGGCTCGGCCGCGAGGCACGAGCTCCTGGATCAGATGCTGCAGGCGATCGGCGAACGCATCGAGACGGATCGCAGCCTTGGCGGCCTGGCCGAATGGCTGGAGCCTGGGGCTCCGCTGACCGACGACATCGTCCTGGACAACGCCGAACCCGTTCGGGGGGCGCAGCTTACGATCCTGGCTGTCTATTCGACGCCGAACCCCCTGACCTGATCGGCCTCGGCCGCTCGCACCTGGCCAGACACCGTCCGGAGCCAGGCGGACATCCCTGAAAATGGAGCACTCACATGGGACGCACTCGCGCGCGGGGCGCTAACGCCCGCATGGGCCTCAAGTTTGAAAAGGCTTACGGCTTCCCCGAGGCCAGCGGCTATCGCCGGATGTCGTTTTCCTCGACTTCGTTGGGCGAGGAACAGCCTCTGGAAGACGGCGATCTGCGCGGAAACGGCCGCGAGCCCGACGAGCCGGAAGTCGGGCCGTCCGATGACCAGGGCGACGCCGTCGTGCCGATCTGCGCCCGACAGTTCGGCATCTGGCTGACGATGATGTTCGGCGCCCCCACAAGCGCGGCCGGCAAGCCCGCCAAAGGCTCGATCGTCTTCTCCGCCCAGCCGGCCAACAATGCGACGATCAGCGTCGGGGGCCAGACCTTCACCTTCGTCAGCGGATCGCCCACGGCCAATCAGATCAAGATCGGTTCGACGATCGCTGCGACCGTCGAGGTGGCGGTGCGCCAGTTGAACGCCAGCGCCGTGCCGGGCGTGGCGGCGGCGACCTATCGCCAGAACCCCCGAGGCAACGGGATCCTGATCGAAGCCGACGCCCTTGGGATCGCGGGCAACAGCTTTGCGATCGAGGCCAGCTCGACGCCGGCTTCCAACGCCACGTTGTCGGGGGCGACGCTGACCGGAGGTGCGGCCACCGGGGGCTATCGCCACACCTTCGAGAGCGGCGCGGCCGTTCTACCCTCGGCCGGGATTGAGATCCAGCACCCGGAGGTGCCCTCTTTCCACATGAACTACGGCGTCGCATTGAACACCATCGCCATCCAGATGCAGCGTAGCGGTCGACTGACGGCGACGCTGGGTCTCATCGCCCAGGGCGAGGATCCCGCCGCTGAGGTCAGCGCAGTGGGCGCCTTGGACGACGGTCTGGACGTCATCCGCTTTTCTCAGTTTTCAGGTTCGGTGTTGCGTTATGGCGTCCCGGTCGCAGACCTGGTCAGCGGCCAACTCAACTTGAGCAATGGCCTCGATCCCGTTCCGGGTATGCGCGGCGATGGCCGCATCACAGGCATCGACGCCGGAGATCCTGAATGGACCGGCCAGCTCGGCGTTCGATACAGCGGGCCCGAGCTGCAGCAACAGGCCGAGAACGGCGAGGCGTGTGACCTCGAGTTCTCCTGGTGGCGGCCCGGGACGGATTTCATCCTGCGGATCATCCTGCACCGCGTGCGTATGCCCAAGGCGAAGCGTCCGATCACAAACGGCGGCGGCGTCCAGGCGGATTACGGCTTCCGGGCCGCCCTGGATCGGTCGTTGGGCAAGTCGCTGACCGTCATCCTCGACAACGACGTCGCCGGCGCCGTCTACGCCTTGGCATAGGGAACCGACCATGTATCAGCTGAAGGAAGACGTCGGGCCCGAGTGGGCCGAGCCGATCGAGGGCCTTCGGGTCCTCATGGATCCCGTGTCCTCGCCGGTCATCGTCGACATGCGCATGATCATGACCGATCTGCTGCGCGAGCTCGGGCTGGAAAGCGAGGCGGACGAAGCCACGGACCCCGTGGACGAAGCGATCGAGGAGCAGGGCGAAGACGACGCGCCGCCGCGCCGCGCGGGCCGGCTGACCTTCGTCATGGTCTGCGCGATCGTCGCCGCCGGGGCCCAGAAGTGGGAGGGCCTGGGGGATGAGAAGGGAAGGCCTCTGCCCTATCCCAGGCCTCTGCAGGTCCATCGCCTGCTGAAGCAATCGCCGACGATCTTCGACTATTTCGACAAGGACTATGCGAACACCGTGTTCGCCCTGCTGTCGGAAAAAAACGGATCATCTCCCTCGCCAAATGGCAGTTCGGCGAGGGAGGCGGATCCTACTGCCGGAACAGCTGCAGGCGGCGATACTGCGGCGGTGACGGCGAGTCCTGCCCCTTCGACCGGCACGCCCCCCGCACCCGCGAAGGGCGCCGCGTCTGGGACATCCTCGACGCCTGCAGCGGCCAGCTGAGGTCCAGCGCCATGGGGCCCTTCGCCCTGGACTTCGGGGCGGTGGCGTCCTTCGCCGAGATGGGCGGCGGATTGTCGCTCAAGGCTCGGCTGCTGCTGGCGGAGTCCCTGCCGGTCGCAGAGGGCTGGGTCGTCAAGGGTCTCAGCCGCGAGAATGAGGAATGAGGGCCCGGATCGACGTCGACGCCGATGGCCTGGCGGCGGAGATCGAGAAGGAGCTGGCCCGCGACGTCACCGCCAGCGTGCGCGAGGCCACCAATGTCCTGAAGACGGCCCTCCGGGATGAAACCTGGAGGGCCTTTTCCATGAGCAATCGCCTCCCCCTGGCCTGGCGTGGAAAGGTCTATCCGCAGGGGCGGGACAGCGTGGAGGCGGCCGGCTACGTGGCCGTGCGCGGGTCGGCGGCGAAGATCATCGAGACGGCGCTGCAGGCCACGGTCATTCGCGCCAGGGGCGGTCGCTGGCTGGCGGTTCCCACGGACGCCGCCGGCAAGCAGGGCCTCAGGGCCGGCTTCGAGGGGGGCGGCGGCCACGTCAACCGAAGGGGCGCCCGCGAGCGCGTCACCCCGGCGGGTTTCGAGCGTCGCACAGGCCTGAAGTTGCGCTTCGTCCCCGAAAAGGGCGGCCGTCGCGCCTTCCTGGTCGTCGACGGCGCCATGCGCAATCGCGCCACGGGGATCGCCGCGCCCTATCGCCAGCGCGGTCGCGGTTCGCGGCTCTACGGCCCCGCCGGCCACACCATCGTCGTCTTCACCCTGGTTCCCCAGGTCACAACCCGCAAGCGCATGGATCTGGACGCCATCGCTGAAGAGGCCGGGGCGACCGTCGCCGGTCTGATCGTCATGCATCGGAGCCGCTGAACATGAGCGTCAAGCAAATCGCCGTGCGTCTGAAGCCGGAGGGCGGAAAGGACGTCGTCCGCGAGGCCCAGGGCGCCGAGCGCGCCCTGGTGAGCATGAATGAAAAGGCGGCGGCCGGATCCGACCGGGCCGCCGCCGCCGCCCGGCGCGAGATCGAGCAGCTGCGCGAGGTGGCCAAGGCGGCGGTCCAGGCGCAGACGGCGGCGCAGAACCGGATCAACGCCGTCGCCGGCGGATCCACGCGGATCTCGCTGCAGGATCAGACATCGGCGCCCGGCAACGCCCGGGCCTCTGTCGCGGCCCAGTCCCTGTTCGCCGCCGACAAGGTGTACGAACGGCGTGCGCAGGCCTTGCGGGCCGCCCTGGACCCTGCCTGGGCGGCGCAGCAGAAGCTGAACCAGGAACTGGCGGAATACGACGCCCTGGCCAAGCGCGGAAAGATCACGACAGATCAACTGGCCCAGGCCCAGGGCCAGGCGCGCCGCCGCTATGAAGAGGCGACGTTGGCCCTCGACCGCCAGAACAAGGGGATGACCCGTAACGTCCTGGCCTCCCGCCTGAACCTGACGCGGCAGGCCTCGGACGTCTTCACCACGGGCATGATGGGTATGAATCCCTTCATGATCGCGATTCAGCAGGGTCCGCAGATCATGGACGCCTTCGCGACCTCGGCCATCCGCCTGACCGGGCCCCTGACCCTGCTGGTGGGATCGCTCGGCCTGGCCGCCGGCGCTACAGCCGTCTTGGGCGCGGCCTGGCACAATGCGGACAAGTCGGCGGCGGCCCTGGAAAACGCGGCGACGGGTCTGGGGCGCACGGCCCGCTTGACCGCGACCGAACTGAAGGCGGCGGCGGACGCCGGCGCTGAGGCAGGAGAGGTGTCGATCAGGGCCGCTGAAAAGATGGCGGCGACCTATGTCTCGACCGGCAAGATCGGTGGGGAGGTGATGAGCGGTCTGATCGCTATCACCAAGGATTACGCGGTGTTCGCAGGCAAGGACGCAGTCGGCGCGACCGAGTACCTGGCCAAGGCGATGGAGGATCCTGCCAAGGCGGGCGCCGAGATGACCCGTCAATTTGGCCTGCTGGATATGAAGACGCTCGAGCATATCGAGAGCCTGCAGAAGCTGGGCGATAGAACTGCTGCGCAGAAGCTCCTGCTTGAGGCCTTGACCGGCGCCATGTCGGGCCATGCCGATCAGGTCGATGAGCTTTCCAGCTTCTGGGACGTCGCGACGCGCAGCATGTCCAACTACTGGACGAAGTTGGGCGAGTGGCTCCACACCACGGACAGCGAACGGATCGCCGAGCTGGAAGCGCGGGTCGCAAACCGCTCCGTCGGCGTAGGCGGCGGTCGGGCTCAGGATCCGACAAGTCGTAGGCGCGATGAAGCGGAGCTGTTCCGACTTCGCTACGAACGCGACTGGAATAGCCGAACGGCTCGCGATCGTGCTGCGGAGGCAGCTAGGAACCAGGCCGCGATAGAGGCGCGTGATCGCAACAACGCCGGGAAGAAAGATCGCGATAGTGCTGCACGCTCGGCTGCTCGTGCTGCTCGAGAGGCTGAACGAGAGGCACGCGAAGCTCTGCAGCGCCGACGTAGGGAAGAGGACACTCAGGCGGCGAGAGAGCGGGAAATCGCTCGGGCCACCAATGATCACGGTGAAACGCGCCGCCTTGAGGAAGAGGAGCGTATCCGGCGCCGTGTCCGCGAGTTGGAAGATGGTGGAGCGAAATCGGCGGAGGCTCGGACAAAGGCGCTCGAAGAAGACGCCCCTCTCCGCCAGGCCTTAGCCGATGCTGCAGCAAGAGAACGCGGGGAGCTGATGCAGGCCGCGCAACTCGATGTCATGCGCGCAGCTGGCCGCGAACAGGACGTCGCGGCCGAGGAGCGCGTCCTGGATCTTCGCCGACGGACCGAGGAGTATCGAAAGGCTGGCCTGGGTACTATTGCAAAGGTCGTAAAGGGGTCGCTCGACATCAAGATCATTGATGAGGCGGCGGGGCAGGCCGGAAAGGACAGGCTCGCGATCGACCAGGCTCGATTGCAGGTTGTCCAACGGCTGCGCGAAGAGGCGGCGCTGGAGCATCGCCTGACGCTGGCGCGTCTGTCCGGCGACACCCAGCTGGCCCGGATACTGAATACGGGAGCGCGGATCCGGTCTCGCGCTCGCGAGATCGAGCAGCGCGAGGGCTGGAATCGCGGCGATGACCGCGCCATGGCCCAGGCGAAGAAGGAGATCGTCGACGAGATCAACGCCGAGATCGCCGGCGCGCGCCGCCAATGGATGTCGAACTTCCTGCTGGACATCAAGCACAGCGGCATAGGCGACGCCATCGGCGAACAGTTCGACCGCGCCACGGACAAGTGGATCGTCAAGCTGGGCGAGGCCCTGGCGGATCTGGCCGGCAAGGTGGACTGGTCGCAGGTGATCAACGACCTGTTCGGCGGCGGCAAGGGCATGGGGGGCAAGGGCGGCGCCAGCGGCGGCGGCTGGGCCTCGGTCGTCGGGGACATCATGAACAGCGTCTTCGGCAGCGGCCATTCCGCCGGCACCGACTTCTCCGAGGGCGGTCTGAAATGGGTCGGGGAGCGCGGGCCGGAGCTGCTGCGCCTGCCGCGCGGATCCGGCGTCTATGAGCACAACCGCTCGCGTCAGATCGCATCGGCCGCCGCTGCACCCATGATCAATTTCGGCGGCCTGACCGTGAACAACATGGGCAGCGAGCCCCTGACCGGGTCCATGCGCCAGACGCCGGACGGCGGAATGGAGCTGCTGCTCGAGCCGGTCTTCAAGGCGCAGCTGCAGAAGGCCGGGCGCAACGGCGACCTGATGCGCGGCATGAAGGCGACGCCCCAGCCGCGCCGAAGGGGCTGACCCTCTCCAGCTGAAAGGGCGATATGGAAAATCGACTGACAAACGGCGGCTTGCTCGACGGCCCGTCCGGCTGGACCGCGACGCCGGCGGGCCTGTCGCTGTCGGTGGACGAAGGCCAGCGCGGCGCGCCCGGCCGGGCGGCGCTGAAAGCGGTCGGGACCTCGACCGCCGGCGGGCAGGCGTTCCGGATCCTGACCTCCTCGGCCGCCGCCGCCGACGTCGCCGGCGTGGGAACGGTCGAGGCGTCATGCGCCGTCGCCGCCTTCGTCGCCGGCGTCGCCGTCACACCGATCGTGCGCCTGGTCTTCCAGGACGCCGGCGGGGCGGTGCTGACGGCCGTGGACCTGGTGGTGCGCCGCCCCTTCCTGCAGCGCTGGGGGGTGGGCGTGCAGGGCTTGAGGGACACCTATCACCTGGCCTGGGGGCGGATCCCCCGGCCGTCAGCCGCCGCCAAGGCGCTGCTCGAGGTCGGGGCGACGGCGACGGGATCGGGCCAGGCGATCGAGGCCGTCCTGTTGAAGCCCCTGATCGCCCCGGCGCCGCCGACGGAATACGCCCTGCTCTGGTCGCCGGGGCGGCATACGAACATCGACCTGCAGCTGCCGGCCTGGCCCGGCGCCCTGCGCGAGATCGAGACCGGGGCCGGGTTCGACCCCAAGCCCGGCTGGGTCGAGTTCGACGCCGGCGCGGGCCGTCCGATGTCGCGCCGGATCTCGCCCGACCCGGCGCGCAAGCTGAGCGGCCGGATGCGCTGCGACGTGGTTCAGCGCGGGATGCTGGAGAGCTTCGCCGCTTCGGCCGCCAAGTTCTGGTTCGTCGAGCCGGGCAGCGATCGCTTGTGCATCGCCAGCTGGGCCGCCGACGGCGCGCCGCGCCTGGCCGAAACCCGGGGCGGCCTGCATGTCATGGAATTTTCAATCTGGTTGGAGACAGCGTGATGGTCGAGGTTTCGGACGCCTTCGTGGACGCGGCCTGGAAGGGCGAGCCGGACGCGGTGGCTCAGTTGGCGGAGATCCGCAGCGACGCGCTGGAGGAGCCGATCCGGGTGACGGACTGGCCGGACGGGATCGTCTCGAACGGCGTCGTCTATCAGCACTTTCCATTCAGCCTGCGTTGGGCCGGCGCCAGTCAGGACAATCCCGTCGGTCAGGCCCAGCTGACGGTCGAGAACGTGGACTATCGGATCGAGCAGGCCTGCGAGGCGGCCCTGTCGCCGCCCACGTTGGATCTGTCGATCGTGCGGGTGGCGGATCCGGACGTCATCGAGCACGCGCTGCGGGACGCCTCCCTGCACTCGGTCCAGATCGAGGCGACGCGGCTGACGGCCGTGATCCGGCCGCGCGACTTCGCCGAGGAGCCGGCCGTGGCCTTCAACTACACCCCCGCCTCGGCGCCCGGGCTGTTCTGATGAAGCTCTATGCGCCGGCGGATCTGCGGACGCAGGTCGCGCCCCTGGTCGGCGCTCCCTTCCTGGCCAAGGGCGAGACGCCGGCGGGCTGGGACTGCAAGGGGCTGGCGCGGTGGTGCCTGAAGACCTTCGGCCAGGTGGAGACGCCCGATTATCAGGATCGATACGCAGCGGACATCGTGACGCCGCGCGGCGCCGGCGAGAGGGCCCGCCTGCTGGCTGAGGGGCTGGCGGAATGGCGGCCGGTCGAGCCCCAGGCCGGGGTGGTCGCCTGGCTGTCCTGGATGGGGCGGGCCTATCATGTCGGCTACATGCTGGGGCCCCGCGAGATCCTGCACGCCGACACCCCCTTCGGCACCGTCATCCTGGACCTGGATGAACCCGGCGCCGGCTATCGACTGAAGGGGGCCTTCGTGCCCGCAGGCGTCACCAAGATCGTGCGGCTCTAGCCGAAACGGAAGAGCTCGATTTCATCGCCCGGGCGCTCTCCACGCGCGACAGCCTTCCAGCGCTGGTGAACGATGTCGGAGCTATCAGGTTGGTCAATTCTCATCTGGCCCGTGACGAGCGACCACCATACCGCCTTATGGCTGGGCCCGGCGGTGCGAACTGCAAAATCACCATCCCGCATGAGCCATAGGCTGCCGCCAGCCGCAAAGTCGGTCGAGGTATGGCCGAGGCCGTCGCCCTCGAGAGGCATGATGGTGATGTCCTCTTCGATCGCCTCGACATAGGTCGGGAAGCCGGCGGTCCTGGCGTAGGGCTTGGCTTCGCCGTCATCCTCACAAATGACCAAGGCGCCGAGCGATCGGCCATTGGTGACGCGCAGGCCCAATCCGGATCGGCTGTCGTCTGTATAGGTGAAGAAAGTCCCGGGCTTCAGGTCTTCATAGGCGGCGGGCGCCGGGAAGCGCGAGGTGACGGTCATGGGGCCTCCTGTGAACCGTGAAGCTCTCCAGATGGCGTCTCCGCCGATAAGTTCAAGCGTTCAGCGATCCTTGTTCTGACACGCTCCGCGCACGCCGTGCGCGCCCTTTTCCATTCCTTTCATCCTACAGGAGGCGCCCGTGGCTGACGGCTCGCTGCCCATTGTCGTGTCTCCGAAGCCGTTCGGCGACGACGCCTTCGAGCTGACCATGGTCGAGGGCGTGACCGTCCGACGGATGCTGGCGAAGGCCATTGAATCCGGCCTGCCGGCGGAGGTGCTGCCGCGCACGGAGATCTACATCGACGGCCTGCGCCTGCCGCGCGACGAAGCCTTGGACTACGTCCTGCGCGCCGGCCAGGTGGTCAATGTGGTGGTCGAGCCGCTGGGCGGCGGAGGCGGCGGCCGCAAGGACATAGGCCAGATCCTGCTGCAGGTGGCGATCATCGCCATCAGCGCCTGGATCGGCGGGCCCACGGGGCCGCTGAAGGCCTGGCCCCTGATCGCGCGAGTGGCGGCGGCGGCCGCCGTCCAGGTCATCGGCAGCATGGCGGTCAACGCCATCTTCGCCCCCGACAAACAGACCGCCAAGGCGAACGATCGGTACGCGCTGCAGAGCGCGTCGAACCAATATCGTCCCTGGGGCCCGCAGCCGATCGCCCTGGGCGAGGTGGTGGCGGCGCCGGATCTGGCGGCCAAGACCTTCACCCAGGGCCATGGCGAGGATGTCTGGCTGTACGGGATCCTGGGCGTGCACCGGGGGCCGTGCGAGGTGTCCGAGATCAAAATCGGCGACACCCTGGTCAGCACCATGGGCGCCGCCGACTGGCGCATGGTCGCGCACCTGACGCCCGGGCCGCGCACCTTCAGCCTCTATCCGAACGACGTCGACCAGATCGATTTCCAGGAGGAGTTGCAAGCGACGCCGACAAGCGCGACGCCGTGGATCCGCGCCGCGTCGTCCGACGGCTCCCGCTTCGATCTGGACTTCTTCTTGCCCGGGGGTCTGCACTTCCAGAAGGACGACGGCCGCGTGCTGTCGGTCACCGTCTCGGTCGGCGTGCGGTATCGGCCCATCAACCAGGCCGGGACCGCGACGGGGCCCTGGCAGACAGGCCCGACCTGGACGCAAACGGCCGCGACCAAGGATCCCATCCGGGTCACGCACTCGATCAACCTGCCCCATGGTCGGTACGAGTTCGAGCTGACGCGGTCGAGGCCGGCGGACGACAACACGAAGCGCCGGGATCAGGTCTATATCACCGCGATCAAGTCGGTGGCGTTCCGCAAGCCGATCGTGGACGAGGAGCTGTCGATCATCGAGTTCGCCGTGCGCGCGACGGCGATCAACCAGGGCGGCCTGGCTCCGATCACCATGCGGATCAAGCCGCTGTGCCCGACCTGGACGGGCGGCGCATGGGGGCCGGCGGTTCCGACGTCCAACCCGGCCGCCCTGCTGCGGTGGTTGCTGACGGGCCCGGCGCCGGCCAAGCCGCTGGCCCTGGCCCAGGCGGACACGCGTCTGCGCACCTGGTCGAACCTGTGCGATCAGTACGGCTGGACCTCGCATGTTTACCTGACGGAGACGAAGACCCAGCAGGAGGCGATGCAGATCCTGGAGCGCGCCGGCCGCGCCTCGGTTTTTTGGGACGGCACCCAGTCCGTCGCTTCGCCCTGGGTGGACAAGCCCGCCGCGAACCAGATGTTCACGGCCGAGAACCTGAAGGACTATCGGTCGGAGCTGGTCTATTCCGAGCCGGTCCACGCCCTGAGGGTCGAGTTTCTCAACTTCGACAAGAGCGGGGAGCCCGACGAAGTCTTCGTCTATGCGGACGGCTATGGCGAGACGGCGGATCCGAGCAAGGGGATCCAGGCCGCGTCACTGATCGAATCCATGCAGCTGGACGGTCAGGCGACGCCGGCCCGGGCGTGGAAGGACGGCCGCTGGGCCCTGGGGCAGAGGATCCACCAAAGGCGGATCGACACCTGGTCCGTCGACATCGAGTTTCTGCAGTCGCGATACGGAAACCGCGTCGGCCTGGCGCGGCTGAAGGTGGCCGGGGCGACCGCCCGGGTGCGGGTGCGGCGCTGGAACGCCGCGCAGACCAAGGTGATCGGCCTGCGCCTGTCGCAGCCGGTCCAGATGGCGCCGGGGCAGGACTACGCCGTCGACATGCGCACGCCCTTGGCCGTCCACACAGCCGTCCGCGTCGTCAATGCGGCGGACGCGGCCGGCAAGGTGATCGAGGTGCGCGAGCTGACCTTCGTGGCGGAGCGGGACGCCTCGGTCTCGCCGCGCGCCGGCGACCTGATCGCCTTCGGCAAGCCGGAGGAGATCACCGACGACCTGGAGATCGTGGCCATCGAGCCGGGAGAGAACCTGACGGCGGTGCTGACCGGGGTCCGCTATGTCGCGCCCCTGTTGATGGCGGGAGAGACCGGCCCGATCCCGCCCCTGCCGTCGCGCCTGTCCGGCGATCGTCAGGCCAATCCGCCGACCCCGACGCTGCTCGGGGTGCAGCAGGACGCGAACGGCGTGCGCGTCAGCTTCGACCTGCCGACCTGGCGCGGCTCTCCGATCTCGGCCTTCAGCGTGCGCTGGCGGTCCAAGACCGAGGCGGGCGGCCTAGGCGGCTGGACGGCCCTGCCGGCGCTGGACGCCTCCGCGCGCGAGTTGCGCACGCCGCCGATCGAGGAGGCGCCCAGCGAAGGAGCCGTCGCCTCTCGCGCCGAGATCGAAATCGTGGCGACGACGGTGGACGGCCGGGCGTCTCGCCCGCTGTCCGTGACCGTGGTGCGTCCACTGCCGGCGAAGCCGCGGGCCTCCGTCTGGTCGGTGACGGCCAAGGGGGCGGCGGCGGACGGCACGTCCCAGCCCATCCTGATCGTCACGGGCGAGATCAACGACCCGGCCGTGGCTTCAGTCCTGATTCAGTGGGGTCTGGCGGAGACTGGGCCGTGGACGGAGGCCTATTCCGGGCCGCCGTTGACGAAGGCGCTGGAGATCCCGGGTCTGCTGCCCGGGGTGGAATACTGGGTCGCCGTCACGATGCTCTCGGCTACGGGGCTCCCGTCCGAGCACCTGGTCATCGGGCCACGCACGCCTGGCCAGCTGGTGTCCGGGGATACGACTCATATGGGCGGGGAGCCGGTCTCAACCATTCTGGATCGGCTGACGGGGGTCGAAGACATATCGGCCGCCAACGCCGCCGCCGTGGCGGACCTGGACGGCCGTGTGGACGATACGATCACGGCCGCCGAAGCCGCGATCGCGGCCGGTCAGGCGGCGGACCTGGCCGTCCTGAAGGCCGGAGAGGCAGGCGGCGCTGCGTCGGCGGCCAACATATCGGCCGGCATCGCGACGACGAAGGCGGGCGAGGCAGGCAACAGCGCTGCGGCGTCCAACGCCGCTAGGCTGACGGCTGAGGCGGCGCGGGATCAGTCCCAGGGCGCGGCGACGGCGTCGGTGGCCAGCGCCGCCAATGCAGCCGCTGCCGCCGGGGCGGCTGAAGATTGGGCGGAGGCTAGCGAGGGGGCGTCCGTGTCGTCGGCCGCCAGTGCTGGTCAGGCGCAGGCCTTCCGAAATCAGGCATCCGACGCCCGTGACGGCGCCGTGGCGGCGCAGGTCGCTGCCGGCGTCAGCGCCAGCACGGCGCAACTGACGGCGGCCAAGACAATGCCGGATCGGGTGTCCGAGGCCTCCAATTTCTATGGGGTGACTGATCCAGGCCTGTGGGTGACGCCAGAACAGACGACGCCGATGGCCGTGGGCTCCAATACGTCTACATCAGAGCAAGGCGTGGTGCGGCAGTTCACGACGCCCACGGCCGTCATGACGCGCGGGTGGCTCAAGATTGAGGCTGGCCGCACCTACCGCTTCACGGTCACGACCAGGATCATCACGGGCGGCGCGAACAACGCGGTGCGCAATGGTTTCTCGCTCTATCGCGGTGATGGACAGCTGGTCGGGTGGCATTACGAAAACGCCGCGAGGCCCGCCCCCGGAGGATGGATCACCTATACGCGGACAGTGACGGGCGACACGCTGCTGGGCATAGCGCCGACCGGCGCCTATGTTCGTGGCTGGGTTCAGTCGGCCGCAGACGCTAGCGGCGCGGCCATCTCTGGGGTGGTCTGGCAGGCCTCGGTCCTGCGCCTTGAAGACGTGACCGAAAGCGCATCCGCCGCCAACTCGGCGGCCATCGCGACGGCAGCTAAGGCCTCGGCGACCGCTTCGGAGGCGTCGGCGTCCATCAGCGCCAATCTCGCGGTCTCCGCCGCGAATGCGCGGCAGAACCTCGTGCCGAACTCGACAGGGCTGGCGGGCATGCGGGACTGGATCAGCGATCCGGCGCACCCGCCGGTTGTTGCGGAGCCAGCGGCGACCGACGGCGCCCGGTTCATCTGGTATGGGCCGGGCGCTGGGGCTCACACCGCCAAAGCCTGGTCTGTGGACCTGGACTATGGGCCCGGCTACCTCACATCGCTTTCGGCCGAGGTCTTCTCGGCGCGTATGATCAGCGGGTCGATCAGGGTCTACATTGTCTTCCTGAACGCTGCGGGCGGGGCCATCGACTATGCGGTGGCCGAGGCCTACGGCAGCACGGACGCCTGGGTTTCGGTCAAACGTGAAGGTTTCGTCAGCCCGGCGGGGACCGCAAAGATACGCGTCGTCATGGACACCTACGCCGCGTCTTGGACAACCCCTTACCCGGTCGCGGCCTGGCGCAAGATCAAGGTGGAAAACGGCGCTACGGCGACGCCCTGGAACGACTACGCGAACGACAGGGCGCAGGCTGCGCAGTTGAGCATCGTCGGCGCTGTCGCGGCCGATGCTCAGAACCGCCTGTCCACGGTCCGATTTGATGTGGCGGGCGGTGCGGGCGGCGACCCGTTCGAGGTGTCGTTGCGGGCGGACGCATCCGGCTCGCTGGCCATGATTACGGCCACGGCGCTGAGATTTCGAAATATCCTCGGCGGCGCGGCTGTCGATGTCTTGAAGCTGATCGGCGGCGCAGCCCACTTTGCAGGCGAGGTCTTCATCGGCGCGCTCGGTCAAATCAAGATTGACCCGTCGCTCGGCGCGATCATCTGGAACAAGGACAGCACGCGCCTGGTCATTGGCGCGGGGATTGGCGCAGGGGGTCAAAACCTGTTGGCCTGGTTCGGCGCCAACACCGTCGCGCCAGCGGCCATGACGAAGGCCAACGCCTCGTTCTTCCTCAGTTCGGACGCGCCTGGGATTGGCGGCAACAACCTGCGAACCAACCAGATCCGACAGGCCACGGTGGCGAGCCAGAGCCTGGCCGTGGGCGCCAACGACATGATGGCTGTGGACTTCGGCTACACGCTCACCAACTCGAACTTCGTGCTCACATTGGACCTCTCCCACACCGGGTCGGGCTCCTATGCCGCCTCGGGCAAGATCATGTCCGCCAACCTGGACGGGTCCGACGAAGTCGAACTCTACAGCGGCGGGCACGTCGGCCAGGGCGGGCCGCAAAACCGTTTGATCGACATGGCCATCGTGCCGTCGCCCCGTAACGGCCCACGCAAGGTCTTCCTTCGGCTGAACATGACCTCAGGCCCGATCAACATCGTCAGCGGAAAGCTGACCGTCTTCCACCTCGGCTGAAAAGGAACCATCCATGTCCGAACTGACCCCTGAACAAATCGAAGCCATGCGCCTTGAGGTCCAGGCCTATGACGCCGCGCAGAACGAGGCGGGAAAAGCCGCTGTCCGCGCGCTGATCCAGCCGCTGATCGACCTGGGCCTGGGCGGCTCCGACCCTCTGACGGCTTCGCCCGTGCAGTTGGCGACGGCCATGCGGACGGCGGCGCCGACCCTGGCCAGCGTAGACCCGAGCTTGCCGAACCTGCTGTTCAGCACGGCCCAGGTGTTCGAGACGGCGAACGACCGCATCCGGACGCTGGTCGCGCTGAACGCCCCTGCGCCCGCGTCACCGCCCGCGCCTGAAGCCTGACGAACCCGGTTCGTCTCATTCACAACTGATAGGGAGGGCGGCGCATGCTGTCTGAAATTCCTCCGGGGTTCGACCTGGGGCGGCTGCGCTATGCCTTCGGCGGCGCGGCGGGGGCGCTGATCTACGGCGTTTATTATTTCGTCCAGATGATCAAGGCGGGCCATCGCCCGACCCTCGGCGACTTCGGCCGGGCGGCGATCAACGTCGCGGCCGGGCTGCTGGTCGGCATGGTCGGGGCTTTCGCTCTGGGGCCGTCCCTGGTCGCGATGATCCCGCTGGAAGGCCTCAGGGCGGCCGTCGATCCGGTCGCGGTCGGCTTCGTCATCGGCGGGCTGGGGTGGGAGTTGCTGCCCCTTGTCATCGAGGGCGCGCGGCGCTGGGCCGGGCGCATCGGGCGGGAGCAAACCTGATGACCTGGCTGGACTGGATCGCCGCTCTCGCCAGCGGCTACGCCAGCGCCGTCTTGCAGCTGCGGGCGGTCGCTCTCAAGCCCAAGATGGGCGAATACCCCGAAGGCCCCGGCGACGTTCGCCGGGCGCTTTTCATCCTGTCCCTGGTCATGGGCGCCTATGCCCTGACTGTCGCGGTCGGCGACTATCAGGCGTCGCGAACAGAGGCCCTTATCGCCTCGGCCGTCGCCTACACCGCGCACGTTCTCTGGCGAAATGTCCGGCGGCAACACCTCGGCTAACGCCGCCGCTGCGAACGCCGTTCGCATCTTCTGATCCATCCATAACCTGAACTGGAGACCATCATGGGCTTTGCCCTCGGTGCGCGGTCGCGCGCCAATTTGAAGGGGGTCCACCCCGATCTGATCGCGGTCGTTGAAGAGGCGATCAAGCTGACTGAGGTGGACTTCACCGTCACTGAAGGGCTGCGCTCGAAGGAGCGTCAGGCCGCCCTGGTCAAGGCGGGCGCGAGCCGGACCCTGAACAGCCGTCACCTGACCGGCCACGCCGTAGACGTGGCGGCCCTGGTCGAGGGTCAAGTGCGTTGGGATTGGCCGCTGTATGGCCGGATCGCGGCGGCCTTCAAGGCGGCGGCCAAGAAACGGGGCGTGGCTCTGACCTGGGGCGGCGACTGGACGAAACTTCGGGACGGTCCGCACTTCGAACTGGATCGGAGGGCCTATCCGTGAGGTGGCTGCGAACCCTGACGGCGACCGGCTGGCTGGCGTTGGCCTGTCTCGCTTTGTCGCTGATCCTGCTGGCCTGGTGCGCCGTCACGGCCCCCGGCCGCGAGCGGGCGAAACAGGATCGCGCCGTCGAGGCGGCCAACGCCCAGGCCCGAGCCGCGGACGCCACGGCTCGCGATCACGCCGCCGACGAACGGCTGACCGACCTGAAAACCAACACCCAGCTTGAAAAGGATCTGACCAATGCGGTTTCTCCTCTGCCGGACGCCCGCCCTTCTCCTCGCCGCGTCGCTCTTGGTTGCGCCCGGTTGCGCCGTCAGGGAACGGGTGACGCCGATCTACCCCCCGAGTGCCGATCTGGCGGTTGAGCCCAAGCCCCGCCTGGACCCCGCCGCCCTGCAGAGCGAAGCCGCCCTGGACGCCCACGACATCGCCCTGGAGACCTGGGGCGAGCGGGGCTGGGCTGCCGTGGCGCGGCTGTGCCGCTGGGCGGATCGCAACGGGGCCAAGGGGCTGAGTTGTCCTCCGCCGCCCGATCCGCCGTTGAGGCCGGGCTAGGGGGTGGCCACCGACTATGCTTGCTGCGTTGAGCCGTCAGGCTCCGCGATCGAGGCCCGCTCTCTTCGGAGGGCGGGCCTTCGTCGTATTATTCAGCGTCGCCGTCATAGTGCGCGGATTCGCCCTGGGGCGTGCTGCGCCAACCTATGGGCTGCCTCGGTTCGGGCCAGTCCTTGGGGCGCGGGCGGCGTCTCGCGATGGTGTGGACGGTCCGGCCGAGTTTGCGCCGATTGCGCAGCACTATCTCGTATATCGCAGGCCCCACCCACGACGGCAGGACGCCTTGCGCGAACCACTTGTTGATATGCGCTTCAGGCACCCCAAGACTGCGGGCCATTCTCGCGGGCCAGTCGGCGCCATAGAGGGCGACGCCGGCAAGCGTCAGGTGCGACAGGCTGGAGCGTCCATATCGGCTGATCCGGTCGGCGTCCGTCCACCACAGCGCGTATTCGACATGGCGCATAGGCAGGCCCTCAAACGATAGGGCGCCGTCGGGAAGGGTTGAAAACCTGATGTCAAAGGGATCGACGCCCTTGGCCACTAGATCGAGAGTGCGTTCCCGACCCCGTTTCCAACTGCAGGGTTCGAGAACCGAGACTTGGGTGTTATCCGGCTGAATCACGGTCAAGCAATGCGGGTTCTTGGCCTGGGGCGTGACCGGCCGAACTTCCGGCTCCCCCATCTGCGCTTCGGTATACATGCTGCCCCTCTTCGGCCCCAGGCCCGCAAATCAGAGCGACAACATCACAGATTGATACGAGCCGTCCACGACTTCAGCGATGGTGAAGGTATCCTGATAGCCGCCGGGAACGACATCATCCGTCGTGATGGTCTCGCTGTATTCGATTTCGTCGATGATGACTTCCATCCCGAGGGCTTGGGCTGCGCGGATGCGGTGAGAGCCTTCCAGGGCCACATAATGTTCGCCGCAATCGACCGCCTTGATGGTGGGGGCACCTAGAACCTTCATTTCCTCAATCACCTTGGCCAGGTGATCAGCGTCGTAATCGGCGTGAGGAAGGATGATGTTCATCGGGGCGGACCCTTTTCCGGTATCGGCGGTTGCTGATGACCCATAGGTAGCATGTCGGTCCGATGACGCAAGCAGAAATTGCACATATTGTGCAAAAGCAAGATCGCGGGTAAGGTGGCCGCATGGAACCAATGCACCAAGCTTCGATCCTGCGGGCCATGCGCGCCTATCTCGGCCTATCGCAGACAGATGCGGCTGAGGCCGTGGGGCTGACAAGGCGCACCATCGTCTCGGCCGAGGCAGGCGAGATGACCGACAAGACCTGGGGCAAGCTGACCGCCTATTACGCGGACCTGGGCCTAGAATGGTGGGATGATCCCGCCTCGATCCGGATCATGCTTGGGTCGTGAGTTCCCGATAGGGCTCGCCCCGCTCGCCAGCCTCGGCCCTGGTCAGCAGCCTCGTTTGAAACGCCGAGCTGATCAGAATTTTGATGTTCCTGTGCCGGGTCCCGTCGGCGAGGGTCTTCGACGAGTGGTCGAGCGCATACATCGTTGAACACCAGTCGGCGTCTAGGATTTCGATAAGGCCTGGCTGCTTGTCGGAATCGTCGCCGGCAGCGGCGGCCATGGCGTCGAGGGCAGCGGATAGTTCGTCGGGGGTCATGCCCGCCGTCTACCCGAGTCGGCGGTCACATGACCACCAGTGCGCCATCGGGCAGCGGCCGTTGCAACGCCTTGGCCTCTGCCCAATCCGCTCGCATCCAGGCGTCGAATTCGTCGGGCTCTGTCAGGATAACGGGCATGGCCTTGGGGTGGACGGCGCCGACTTCGGCGTTCGGCTCGGTCGTAAGAAAGGCGAAGAGGTCAGCCGTTTCCCAGCCGGTCTTGATCTTCCGGACGCCATCCCAGCCCTGAAGCTGGATGCCGGCGAAGAAGGCCAGGGGCTCCGGTTCATCGCCCGCCAGCCGGAACCAGACCGGGCGATAGCGGCCCTCGGCATCGCGGCCCGGCTCAGAAAAAGCCGTCATGGGGACCAGGCACCGATGCTCGGGCGTCAGCCATCGCATCCAATGTTTCGAGGTGGTGTTGCGGACGTTCGTCGTCCCGCCGTCAGGCTCCATCTTCAGGAGGTGATCGAAATCCACATCCTTCCCTTTGGCGCGGAGCTTGTCGGCGCGCTTGGTCGCCGCGTCGAAAATGGCCTTGGCAGACGATGGCATGCCCCAGCGGGCGGTTGTCAGGATTCGGTCTGATCCGTCCCAGCGCACGATAGGCGCGGCATAGTCGGGATAGACGTCGCCGGGCGCCAGATTGCCAACGTCGGAACGCATGGCCTTGGCCGCTGCCATGATGGCCTGCGGGCCTGCCTTCTGAGCGTAGAGGTTGCACATGGGGAACCTGTCCAGCGATCAACGGTTGTGGTGTTGCAGAGGCGGCTGCGGGAGCGGTGGCCCGCCGATAAGCGCCGCTCCACTCAGGCTTTCGCGATAGGAACCTCAGCCAGGCAGGTTGTCCAGCGCGGGCTTCGCATGTCCTGTTTCAGGCCCCATGGCCGCTGATAGGTGACGCCGGCGGGCGCGAGAGCGTGGCGCCCGAAGCGTTGATTGACCGCGTCCATGGCCCGCATCAGTTCGCCGCGTCGCGGGTCCGGTTGGTGCCAGAGGTCCAGAGCGGCGTCGGTCGGGCTGATCAGACCGTCCAGCATGACCCCGGCCTTGGTGTAGAGATAGCCGGGCTTCCATAGACGCCGCGCCAGCCGCCCGGCGGCGGCAGAGAGGGCCAGGCTGTCACTTGTCGCCACAGGAAAGGTTTCGACGCCTGACACCGATCGCTGCGGCCCGTCACGGTGCCGCGAGGTAAAGTAGAAGACGACAATCTGAGGCGCGGCGCGGCCGTGGCGTCGAAGCTTTTCGCCCGCGCGCACGGCGTGGGTCCGCACGGCCTGTTCCATCTCGGCCAGGGTCGAGACAGGGCGGCCGAAGGATCGCGTGACGGCGACGCCCTTACGCGCCGGAGCCGTCACCTCCAACGCGCTGCAATGGACGCCCTGAAGCTCCAGCACGATCCGCTCCCCCATGACGGTCAGTATCTGCCGGGCGGACTTGGGCTGTAGGGCGGCCAGATCGGCGGCGGTGTGGACGCCATTGGCGGCGAGGCGCGCCGACAGGGCGCGGCCAACGCCCCAGACATCGGCGACCTCCATGCTGGCCAGGAGCGTCATTCGCCTTTCTGGATCCGAAAGGTCGCAGACCCCGTCGAACTCAGGGCGCTTTTTCGCCAGGTGGTTCGCGGCCTTGGCCAGGACGCGGGTCGGGCCCAGGCCGACACAGGTCGGGATTCCGGTCCATCGCAGGACGGTTTCGCGCATCTGCCTCGCGTGCTGCTCGGGGGCGGGGGCGAGCGTCAGGTCTAGGAAGCTCTCGTCTATCGAGTAGACCTCGACCTCATCTGCGTACTGGTCATAGATCGCATTCACGCGTCGCGACATGTCGCCGTAGAGCGCATAGTTCGATGATCGGACCAGGCCGCCGGCGCGAAGGTAGCTCTCTCGGATCTCAAACCACGGGGCGCCCATCGGCACCCCCATGGCCTTAGCTTCGGGCGTGCGGGCGACGACGCAGCCGTCATTGTTGGACAGGACCACGACAGGGCGGTCGATCAGGGACGGGTCAAACACGCGCTCGCACGATGCGTAGAAGCTGTTGCCGTCAGACAGAGCGTAGACCCGGCTCATGGCGCCGGACGGTGCGGTGTCAGCGACCATGTGACCACGCCCCAGACCTGGGCCTCGGCGGCTTCGTCCAGGGTGAGCAGACCCATTTCCGGGTTGTCGAAATCCAGAGAAAGGCGGCCGCCACGGAGGCGACGCACGCGTTTGACGCTCGGTTGCCCGTCGATCAGCACCACGACGACGTCACCGGGCCGAACCTTGAGCGAGCGGTCGACGATGACAAAGTCCCCGTCGTTGATCCCTGCGCCAATCATCGACCGTCCCGCGACCCTCCACATGAAGGTGCTGACCGGGTTGGTGACGATCAGGCTGGCCGGATCAAGGGCGGCTTCAATGTAGTCGTCTGCAGGCGATGGGAAGCCGGCGCAGACAGTCGAACCCATGAGCGGGATGGGCAGGGCGGCGCCAAGGCGCACAGGCGTCAGTTTCATCGTGGGAGGTGCGTGCTCTCGTGCGCCAAGCGCTCCGCCGCCGTGTGGACATCGCGGGCGCGGCCCACGAAGCGCATCCCGGCGAGCAGCCCTGTAATCAGATCGACGGTTTGGGTGGGAATGTCGGGCCCCGGCGGCGATTGATTGGGCTTGGCCGCCAGTTCCGCCTCCAAGCGCTTGAGATCGGCGTTGAAGGCCGCGTCGCGCGGCAGGTCGGACTTCTCAGACATCGCTCTCTCCTCTCCATTTCGCCTCGTGTCCGGGGCGGGATCGGCGCGCGCCAACGCGCCGAACTGCGGGATCGCCCCCGCACGACTGGACCGATCGGCCGCCCGGCCGGTCGCCGCCCCGTGCTCGCGAGCCGGGGACTCCTACTCGTGCAAAAGGCGACTCCGCAAATGAATTGTTCTCGTAATGTTCTCATTCTTGGCCAGAGCCCCGTGGCCTCGGCCGAACCGCCTGCAGCTTGGCTGGGCGGAAAGAGCAAGCTGGCCAAGAGGATCTGCCACGTCCTGGCGGCGACGCCCCATGACGCCTACGTCGAGCCCTTCCTGGGCATGGGCGGCGTCTTCCTGCGCCGGCGGGTTCGGCCGAGCGTCGAGGTGGTCAACGACATCTCCGGAGACATCGTCACTCTGTTCCGCGTCCTGCAGCGGTTTCCCGAGGCCCTGCTGCGCGAGCTCCGCTGGCGGCCGGCGATGCGCGGCGAGTTCGCCAGGCTGAACGAGACCCGCGACTGCGATCTACTCGACATCGAGCGGGCCGCCCGATTCCTGTATCTGCAGACCTTGTCCTTCGGCGGCAAGATGGCCGGCCGATCGTTCGGGGTCGGGCCGGTGGCGCCGAAGACCTTCGACCTGGCGCGGATCGAGCCTCGGCTGCGACGCCTGCACAATCGGCTCGCTGGCGTCGTTATCGAGCAACTGGACTGGCTCGAAGTGATCAGCCGCTATGATCGACCGGGCACGCTTTTCTACCTGGATCCACCCTACTGGGGCGGGGAAGCCGACTATGGCGCCGGGGTCTTCATCCGGGGCGACTTCAAGCGGATGGCGGACAAGCTGCAGGCGATCGAGGGGCGCTTTCTGCTTTCCATCAATGATCGGCCGGAGATCCGCGAGCTCTTCGCCTGGGCTGACATCGAGGCCGTGCAGACGACGTACAGCGTCGCCGGCGGCGACAAGGCGTCGACGGCGGCCGAGTTGCTGATCGGAAAGGGTGTCGAGCTCGCGCCTGCAGCGGCCCAGGCCAGCCTTTTCTAG